CGGCCGGCGGGGACGTAAGGACGCACGACATCCCAGATGTCCTGGGCGAGTTGTGAACCGGAGGCCCAGCCCATGTCACGCTGCTTTCTGTGCTGCGCGGCGCTTGGCCTCTTCACGAATGAGGTGCAAGAGCACGCTGTTGGTGCGGAGGATGTAGTGCATGAAGCCGGCCATTTCGTCCACGAGCGGATTGAAGCCGGAGAAATCGCCGCCGTGTCCGACCAGGAGGTGGCAGTTCAGGCGGTGGTCGCCTTCGCAAAGGGGCCGCCAGTACCGCTCGTCCATTTCCAGGTTCGGGAACAGGTGGAAGGGGTACTTATGGTGCGCCTGCAAGCGGATCGTGCCACCGCAGACGATGCACCGCTTGTCCTTGAGCCAGAGCTTGGCGGCTGGCTCGAACTTCGAGTTCCGCTTGGTGTTGGCCGGCGTGGCGTCGGGATCAAAGCCCAGGTCGAGCGTGGCCCCAAGAATCTGGTCGATGAAGGCTCGGACGCCCTCGCCTTGGAGGATTTCGGTCGGCGGCAGGATCAGGGGTGTCTTGGCTTCGGTCGTCATTGTCCGTTTCTCCGCATGTTGTTGACGGCCACCATGACGATGGCCACGATGCCGACGATGGCCACGCACGGCACCGAGCTAAGCAGGATCGTGGGAAGGTGGTCGGGCGTCACAGGCCGTACTCCGCGCGGTAACAGTCCGCGATCACTTGGGCGTCAGCCGCGATCAACCCACAAGGTTCCTCGCAGCCGGCGCAGCCTCCGGCGGCCCGCATCCGGCGGGCGGCCTCCAGGGCCCAGGGTGGCGGATTCGAGTCACGCTGCATCCGGCGGCGGACGACCTTGAGGGCGTCTTCCATGAGGCGAATGAACATTTCCCGCCACGGGGACATGGGACCGGCTTCCCGGTTCCGGTAGGCTTCCTCGTCCGAGAGCACGGAAACCAGCGTGGGGCCGAGCGGCCCCGGCTTGGTGAGCGTCTTGTGGCCGTCCAGTTCCAGCATGGACAGCAACGTCAAGAGGTTTCGCCGGCTGAGAGTCACGGATTGCACGGTCATGGCGGTTACTCCAAGGGCGGCAGGTTCAAGTCGCGGGCGAGCTTATCGGCGGCCGTGCGCTCGGCTCCCGCCAGGTCGTGGTGACAGTCGAGTTGGAACTTGAGGAGGCGATAGAATGCCTCGGCCTCTTCTTTCGTGAGGATCACGATGATGCTGCCGTCAAGGTCGGTGCTAGGCATCGCTGACGCTCTGGTAAGGGGCGACGAGGGCCTTACGGAGGCAACGCAACGGCAGCATCATGCAACTGTCACGGCGGCTCTTGCCCAATGGGACATTGACGTACTGTGTCCAATGGTCATCGCTGAGGAAGTGGTTGATCCAGGACAGCGGCCGGTCGCACACCAGATCGGCGAGCATGGCAGCACAGCATTCCGAAACGCAGCAGCCGTGTGCCTTGACATCGACGACCTCCAATTGGTCATCCTTGAGGACAAGGCGGAATTCGACTTCATCGCCACACACGGGACTGGTTTCGGACGCACCGTGGGTGTAGGCGCACCGATGGAACCCGAAGTACCTTGGGTCCCAGAACTTGAGCAGGCGTGCGGTGTATAAGTCGTCATCCGTTGGCATAGGCATAATGCACCCGGCGGGACTCGAACCCACATTGCAGGCTTGAAGGGCCTGTGTCCTGACCGATTAGACGACGGGCGCGGGGTCTGGCTCCGGTCTCGCCAGCAAGGCTGGTTCCCCGGTCACGGCCGCCAGTGCCAGCGGTTTTGGAGGATTGAGCCCTGTGGCCGGGCGCGGTGTGTCGGGACTCAGGCCCGATGACACCCGCTTCGTGAAAAGCGTTGGGACCTTACGGGCAGCCGCGAACTCTTTGCCCGCTACGTGGTCTGATCCGCGGTGACGGCGGCCGTGGTGTCGGTCGCCGGAGCCGTCTGCTGGCCGGCCGGTGGAGCGGTCTGCTGCGGCACCAGCTTGTTCCACACGCGCTGCACGACGCGGGGCGCGTTGAGAACCTTGTTGACCTTGGCCAAGGCTGCGGCGGCGGCATCCTCGCCCTTTTTCACCTCGGCGAGGGCCGCCGTGGCGACGGTCGCGGCCTCCACGCCGACCGAAATGTTGGCGAGAACCGCCTGCTTGTCGATGTTGCCGTGCCACAAGGCATCGTTGGCCTTGTGCAGCGCGCCGACGAGGGCTTCCAGCTTGGTACGGGCATCGGCCAGGGTGGTCGGCGGGTTGGTCTGCAAGTCTTGCGCGAGGGACTCGACCTGCGCGATCGGGTTGGTGTCGGACACGGTTGCGATCTCCAGGGGTGAAAGAGGTGAACGAAAAGAGGCATCCCGCCAACGAGCTTTGTCGCATCACTTGCTGTCAGGTAGTGCAGGCGGTTTGCTGGTGGGTGATTGGTTTCGGAGGCCCTGGGCTGCCACTACGCCGCCTGCCGTGGCGGCGGTGGCCGCGGTGGCAATGACAATCGCCGCGGGCAAAGCCGTGATCGGTGCCGTGGCGGCAATCGCGGGTGCGGCAACAGCTACGCCGGCCACCAAGGCGGCCTCAAGCGCCGGCACGGCGATCTCAGGTTGCTTGGCCGTGTGGAATACATGCGTCAATTTGTCCAGGTCCATCGGCTGCCTCAGCAGGGTCTCAGGCGTTTGACGCCGACGCGCAGCAGTTGCACGACGCTCAGCGCATCCTCCAGGGCCGTATGGGCGACCTTCGGGTTCATGCCGGCCCGCTCGTAGCAGGTCTTGGTGTCCGGCAGTTTGTCGTCGGTCGGAAGCACGAAGTACGGAGCCGGATCGAAGGTGCGGTGGCTCAAGCGGACCTTCTTCTCGAAGTCGGGCAACCGCTTGAGGAATTGCCGGTCGAAGCTGGCGAAGTTCTTGCCGGCCGGCGTGACGGACTTGTTCAACTCGAAGCCGAGTTGACCGAACCACATGGCCATCGCTTCGGCCACTTCCTTCGGTTGCAAGAACTTCGGCCACGCGGTCACGGGCCTCGTCAGGCTGGGTTGATTCTTGCAGTCCTGTTGGAAGCCGGCGAACTGCCGGAGGGTGTCGGCATTGAGGGCCAGGGCGTAGGGATCGCCGAGGATGTCCTTGTGGACCACGTAACAGTGGAACCGCGGCAGGTCCCGCATCGGCTTGGTCCAGTCGTCGTAGACGGCCCCGATCTCCAGGATTTGCCGCGTCTCCGGGTCAAGGCCGGTGGTCTCGATGTCCACGCTGAGGTAGCAGAGCGCCGGCTTGGGATTCGGTATCCGCGGCTCATCGAGGCCGTAGCGGAACTCGCCGCACCAGCCGCACGAGCATTTGGCAACTGTGCAGCCGGGATCGGTGGGATCAAGCTGCTTGAGCGGCCGTTCGCATTCGGGACAGAGCTTCATGTCGGTCACTCTCGGATCACCGTGTTGTGCCGAGCCAGGACTTCGCGGACCCACGGCTCGTTCTCGTTGTGCCAGGCCCCGCAGGAACATGGGCCCACCAGCATGTCGCACGGGTCCTTGCTGGCGTTGTAGTGGTAGTCGGTCCATTCACCCGGCCACGCTACCATGCCGCTTTGCGGGTGCTTCTTGAGCACGAAGGGCGGCGCGGCGTGTGGCCGCCGCAGGGCCGTAAACAGTTCCACCAGGGATTGCACGCAGTTGTGAACTTCCAACTTGACGGCACGCAGGTCGGCTTCGGTCAGGTTCCCGGCGTCGTAGACCTGCTCGACGACCAATTCCTTGCGCACGACATCCCGGAAAAGCGTGAGCGCCTGCACGGCCGCCAGGACAGGGTTGAACCTGTCGCTGGCTGGCGGCTTCTTGGCCGTCTCGCCGCCGTCGCCGAACCATCCGCAGACGTTGCAGTAGCGGTTTTCGTCGCCGCTGTCGTCTACGGGCATTCCGCAGCGTGGGCAGAACTCAGCCATCGAATCAACCGTGCCGGGGATTCTTGGGGATGTTCTCGTTGCGCGGGACGTTCTTGAAGGCGGCATTGAACTCCCGCACCGCCCGCTCGGCTTCCTTGTCGCCGAAGCGCTGCTTGATCTGGTCGAGGATGCGGGCCGCCTTGCCGCTGGGCGTCTTGCGGCGGGCCATTTGCAGCTTGAGGGTCTCCCGCAAGGCGTCCAGTTGGGCATCGGTGCCGTACTGGTTGCCTTCCTTCGGGTTGCCGACGAGCGAGCGCGAGGCCGCCTTCCTGTTGATGGGGGACTGTCGGACTCGGGGACGCGCCATTGCTCACTTTCCTCTCGGGCCGCTGGCGGGGAGCGTCTTGGTCGGCGGGTGCCGGCCCTCTTCGGGATCGCGCTCGATGCCGCGGAACGTGATGTTGAATTCACGGATGGCCCGCTGAAGTTCCCGGTTGCCATAGCGGGTCTTGATGTCTTCCATGACGGTTCGTGCCTTTTTGCTGGCAGTCCGCCGGCTCTGGGCCTTGAGGCTTTCGCGCAACTGGGCCAGCGTCACTTTGCCGCGATCCTTCTGGTTGCCCACGAGCTTGTTCTGGGCGCGGACCTGGGCGGCCATCGTCTCGGTCAGGGGCAGTTGCTTCGCATAGGCTTTCGGCATGATTCACCTCGGGCCGTTCTCGTCGCCAAGATGTTCGGGGATCACGTCCATGCCACGATAGGTCGGGTTGATAAGCCGCAGGGCGGTCGGCGGAATCCGGTTGCGGTTCTTGGCAGCCGTCTTCTTCAAGGCCCCGGCGATCTTGGCTTTCGCCTGGGAACCCTTGGTCCGGGCTTGGGCTTGCAGGTCCTCGCGCAGGGCGGCCATTTCCGCCTTGCTGCGGCGGGCAGCCAGGGCCTTGCGGCGGCCGTCCAGGCTGGTGGCCTCTTCCATGCTGACCTTGTTGTCGGTCTGTCTTGCGCGGGGCTTTGCCATCGTCACACTCCTAGTTCGCGGAGGGCTTGGATTTCCTCCCTGGTGAGCCGCCGCAGCGCCTCTTTGCGGGCCTGGACGAATCGTTCGTACTCGCGTTTCGCCGCCTGGTACTGTCGGAGCGCTTCGGCGTAGGCTTCCTGCCACGCTTTCTTGGTTCCTTCTCCGCTGCCGTGGCAGGCGGAGCATTGCAGGGATCGCTGGCCGCGGTCTTCTTCCGGGCCAGGGCGGTCGTTGGGGTCAGGGTTGCGGCCGTATCCACCGCAGGTGATGCAGGGCCACTGGACGGTGGTGAAGGGACAACTGTGCTGCTCAACGAAGTCTCGGAGGCTTCGGGCTGGTCGTCGGGGTCGGGATCGCATTCGTCGCTCGCGGATTGTGGAGCCCACGTTCCTTCCAGTACCGCGTAGGCCCGGCGGTTGATCTTCTTCTTGATCCACACCGGGAATCCCCGTGGGATCGCACCGAAGATGTCCTGCAGGCCGCGAACGCCCGTGGCCTCGCAGGCTTGCAGCCATTGCGCGTAATGCCGCTCGCAGTCCTCTTGCGCCGCCTTTATCGTCTTGTACAGGCGGTGCTTGCCGTTCACGAAGTCCCACATCTCGAAGGACTCGTCCGATCCGCCGTGGTGTGGGATGACTAGCCGCACGCTGGCCTGGAATCGGGCCGGCACCCGCACGCCGTAGATCGCACGCCGCCAGATGATCCGGTAGCCCTCGGGTGAGAACCACGTTCGACGGGCCTTCTGGTTTTGGCCGCGCTTCTTCTTGCGTGTGAAGCTGAGTTGGTTAGACGGCGCTGACACGTCGCTGGCTCATTTCAAGCGGTAGCGGGGATTCCCGATGCCGCTCCCGCGACCCCGCCGCGGGTGCATGGGGCTGTAGGTGTCGCGGAAGGCCGGCGGCTTGAGGATGGTCCGGTAGGCTCGTCGCTTGCCGCACTTCGGGCACTTGAACGGGCCCTTGGCGTTGGGGTCCTGCCACGCCTCGGAGTAGGCATCACAGGCTCGGCAATGGATGTCGTACAGGATCATGGGACCCTCAGACGATGCCGGTCTCGGGACCGGGGACGATCACGACGTTCTTCAGGTTGCGGATCGTCAGCCGCTTGCCGCTCGGGCTGTAGCCGACGATGCTGTCGTCCAGGACTTGCGTGACGTTCAGCTTGTTCAGGTACAGGTCGCTCTTGCGGCGGACCGGGTAGACGACGACATGGCCGGACTCGATGGTACGGCCGGTGAAGTCTGTGGCCGGCGTCATGCGGAAACCTCCAACGATTGGAATTGGGAGACGGGTGGCGGAAACTTGTGTGGGGACTGCCTGGACAGTTCCGCCAGGATGGTGTCGTAGGCAGCCTTGTAGTTGGCGACGTTGAACAGGCGGGTCAGCAACTCGCGGCCCGGCCGCTCACCGTGCAAGACCAGAGCCTTCATCTCCGGCCAAAACTTCGGATGGACGCCACATTGTTCCAGGATCAGTTCCAGTCGCTCCCCGCTCATGGTTGCAGCCCTCAAAGAGTGAAGTGTTGTCTCCTCACTCACACATTTCCGACTGGGCGCGGGGTTAGAGTGGATTTCTCGGACCGACGAGAGTTTTCAGGGTGCGATAGAGTAAATCCCACGCCAGCAGTCGTTTTCGCGGAAAATCCGTCACCGCGCAGTGCCGCCAGGGACGCCCGGCGGCGTTCCGCAGGTCGGCGAAATAGTTTCCGCGGGCCATGCTGCCAGTGCCGAGATTGGTAATTGTGCCGGTCGCAAGGGTTCGTTTGCGGGCTTCATCGCCGCCGGGCCACAATTCGATCCGAATGACGAGCATGGCCTAGCTCCGTGGTTGGCGGTCCACGCCTTCGATGTAGTCCACCCGATCCAGCCAGCAAGCCCGCTTGGGCGGTCGAGGCATCGGGGCGACGGCTTCCAAGATCGCCAGCTTTTCAGCCGGGGAGAGGGTCTCGATTGCAATGCGGCCGGCCAACTCTTCGGCTGTGATGTGCGGTTCATCCCAGGGCGGCGCGGTGCCGCGCGGCGGTGCCAGCGGAATCACCGGCGCACGCAGGTGGTCAAGATAGGCGACGGAGCATTCCATGATGCGTTATCCTTGCCAAACAGCACGATGGGGATAGTCGATCGGCGAGAGGCCATTTTCCGCGGCGATCTGCCGGCAATACTCGCGGTCCAACTCGATCAGGGTGCAGCGGAGATTGAGGCGTTTACACACACGGAGCGTTGTTCCGGTGCCGGCGAAGGGGTCCAGGACGGTGCCGTCCGGAGGCGTGGTGAACTTCAAGCACCGCTCGACCAGGCCCTCGTTGAGTTGCGTCGGGTGCCAAGTCCGCCGCTGCTTGCTGTTGCCAACGACGCGGGTGAAGTCGAACACGTCGCCCGGGACCCGGCCGCGGGGATCGGCCCGCTTGTCGCCGTTCTCTTGCCGCCACGACGGCACGCGGATGGCGTCGGGGAAGAGGGGGGCGTCGTGCCAGCGGAGCCGCAAGAGCGGCCGATGGTTGTTGCCCAGGTCAAAGTGGTTGTGCTGCCCGAACGTGAACGTTTGGACGCAGGGCTTGGCCTCGATTTGCTTGCCGTACTGGTCCTCAATCTCCGTCACGATGCGGCCGACATGGAAGGTCCATTTCGAGTTGTAGGAGAACCAGACCGTCTTGGCCTTGAGCAGGAAGGTTGAGAGCCATTTGCGGAGCAGGTCAATGTAATCGCTGTCCTTGCAGCGGTCGCGGTACTCGTTGTAGTTGAGTCCGAGATTGTCCGGCGGGTCCGCGAACAACGTGGCTACGGGCTCCAGGCCGTCGAGCACCTCCATGCAATCGCCGTTGTAGAGGTGATACTTCATGGTCACTGCTGTCGAGGGTTGCTGGGGCGCTGACCGCGGTACGATACGACGATGTAGGTGCCGAGCCAGCCGCCGGCAATGTAGGCAGCCACGGCCGCGAAGCACTTCTCCACGATCAGCACCGTCGAGACGATGGTGCAGAAGTAGAGCAGTGCGCTGTAATTGGCGGCCGTCAGCGGTCTTCGACTTGTGACGGCGTTCACACACGAAGTCCAGACCACATCCATGAGGAAGCCGCACAAGAACGCCAAGAAGATCACGCTTGCAGACATTGAGGACACCCTAGATTCCGGCTGCGGATTCGGCACGGCAGTCGTCGCACTGGACGACTGGCGTATTGTCATGGTGTACGTCGGAGGCGAAAGGATCAGCCTGCGGAAGGGCTGCTTCCCCGCGCAGGATCACGCCGCAGTAGCAGCGGCCGACCAGTCGGCGCAGGTCGGGCTTCTTGACCGCGAAGGTCTCTGGGTTGACCTTCCGGCCGCGGTACTTCAGTTCGCTTGGCTTCAACGGTCTCATGCTTGTCCCGGAAGTACGAGGCGGGGCGGCGGGGGCCCGACAACGCCGTTCGATTGTGCCTTGCGAACGGCGAAGATGATGGCTGGCTGCAGGTCGGTCAGGCCGTAGACCTCGCCCTCGCGGTCGTAGCCCAGCACGATGCTGGCTTGGTTGAGGCCCTGCTGATTGAGGCCCGTTTCCAGGGCGGCGAATATCTGTGCCAGGCGAGCCGGCGTTAAGTGGGCCATCAGAATCCGATTGCGGACTTCGACCGGAATCTCGTAACGAAGCGATCCGGGCGGCTGCACACCGGGTTGCTCGGGCTGGGGCTGCTCGGCCTGCGTCGATTCGGGCGGAACTTGTTCGGTGGACATAGCTGCCTTTCTCGGGGTCAAAAGTTGAATTGGGGCCGGCTGACCTGGTTGAACCAGTCGTCGTGCTCGCCGGCCGACGCGCCGAGGCCCACGGCCATCTCTTCCAACGACTGGCAGCGGGTGGCGTTCTCTTCCGGCGACAGGTCGGGGAACACCTGGCCGGACGTGATGGCCGTCCAGCAGCGGGCCACGCGGTCCTGGAGCTTCTGCTGATGCTCGGCCTTGATGCGTGCGCGGTGGTTGGCGATCCGCAGAAACGGCCGGGGCTGGGCCGGCTTGGCGACGACTTCCTCGATCATGCCGACCACGTTCTCGTCGCCGGGCTTCTCGCCGAGCAGCCAGCCGTAGAGGCAAAGCTGGTCGGCGTATTCATCGCTGCAATACTCCATGTAGCCGGCGTTGATAATCAGGCCACGGTGGTTGTACGCCAGGAAGTTGGCGTGCTCGGTGTTGTGACTCTTGCTCGGCTTCGCGCTCTGGTAGCCGTCGCGGCAGAGCATGTATCCCTTCGACGGGCTGGCCGCATACTTGGAGCAATACCCGTGGACCTTCCAATCCAGGATGCAGTGGATCAGGCCCAAGGCGAAGTCCAGGACGAAGCGGCAATCCGGCCGCCCGGTGAACGGCGCGCCGGCGATAATGCCATCAACCTTGAACTCAAATCGGGGTTTCTCGACCGACTTTGCGAGCAGCGCCAGCAGTTCGTCGAAGCTGCCGGTGAGCCGGTAGCTCTCGAAAACGTGCTGGCCGGCGGCCCGCGCAAAGTCCCGACACGGCTCTTCGACCTGGCTCTCGAAGATCGCCTCGAAGGCAAACTTCGGATCGGACCCTGCCCCGAAGAGGGCCGCGTGCAATGCGGACTTCACGTAAGCGTCGAAAGCGGCACCCACGGCCATCGGCGGTTCTTGGGGCAGCCGTGGGGCCGGCTGATCGGCCAAGTAGCGCAGGTAGAACTCCTGGGGGTTCTTCTCCCAGAGGGTCATCGACGAATAGCTCAGGCTCTTGGGAATGCGCATGGGTCAGGTCCAGAGGTGTCCGCGAACAGCAATCAGCCGGTGAGGGGAACGGTGGTCAATCCATCGGGAGCCGCTTGGGCCGTATCTTCGGCCGCGGGCCACTTTGCGCCTTCTCGGGCCACCAGGTCGTCGAATTGCTTCTGGACGGCCTCGGACACCGCAGGCCGTGGCTCGACAGCCGGCCAGTGGCCGAGGACGCCGGCAACGATGGCCTGGGTGCGAACGGCGGGCGGCAAGGCGGCCATCGCCTTGAGGCGGCTCAGGCAGCATTTTTTCGCCTTCTTGCCGCTGCCGCAGGGACAGAGCTGATTGCGGCGAATGTCCGGCCGTTCCTGGACCGGCAGCACAGGACCGTGATACTTGTGGTACTTGGGCCGCTTGGCCGGCGACTGCGGTATGTCAGCGGAAACGTGGATCACGTCGGGGCTCATGGAATCACCGATGGGGACCGGGGGACGGGGCGGGCGGCGTCGGACGTGGTGCAGGCGGGGCGGGGTGCGGGGCCGGCGGCGGTCCGGGTGACGGTCCGGGACCGGGATGCGGTCCGGGCGACGGCCCGGGGCCAGGCCGAGGGCCGGGATGCGGACTGGGCCCGGGATGCGGTGGTTGGGGACCCGGATGCCGGGGACCAGGGACGGGAACGATTACCGGCGGCTCCGGCACGATGATCGGGGCCGGCACGATGATCGGCCGAGGACACGGAACAAGGATCGGCACCGGAACCGGCACCGGGCGGCGTAGAGGCCGCGGTCGGATCAGCGGCCGACAGCCGACGACGGCCGCCAGGATCAGCAGCAAGACACACAGTTTGCCGTAACGCATGGGAAACTCCTTACTGTTCATGGCCCCAGGGAATCTGGTGCCAGATGCGCTCGTGGTAGTAGAACAGGACGAGCTTCACGAGGAAGCAAATCAACGTGAAGACCGCGCACCCGCCGATGTTGCCGAACATGACGTAGGCCATGCCGAAGCACACCAGGTTGCTGAACGTCTCCCAGGTCAGCGCCTTGGTGACGGTGCGCTTGCGCGCGCTGTTGTCATGCTTCAAGAGGTGTCTCATTTCTTGACCCTCCGCACGCGACGGCCGACCTTGCAGCGGTTCGCGGATTCCGGGCAGTTCTCGCCCATCCAGTTGAAGAAGTACCAACGGTTGAGCCGGTCGATCACCGGGTCGTGGGCGATGTGCCGCAGGTAGCTTTTCACCTGGTCCCAGGTCGAGAAGATCAACTCGAACGGAAGTGTGCCGAAGAGCCAGTCCGGCGTGTGCTCGATGCCTTGTTCGATCCGCACGAGGATCGGTTTCTTCATGCGGTTCGCCCAATACAACTCCTCATACGTTCCGCAGGCGTGGACCTGGAGATCGAGGTTGACGACCAGGAAATCGCAGATGTCCACCATCCGCAGATCGACGGGGCGAATCTGCTTCATTTGCGTGCGGATGAACTCGAAGTCGCCAGCCCGTTTCGCCTTGTGGCGCAAGGCCCGGTTCTCCAGGTCCTCGACGCCGATGTCGATAGGCTTGCGGGTCGGGTCCAGCCAGAGGATTTTCAGGTCCTTGAGGCTGGCGATCAGGTCTTGACGCCAGCCGACGCCGCCGTCCGTCACCCGGTCCATCGCGCCGCAGAGGTAGCCGCGGTTCAAGGCCAGTCGATTTATCTTCTTCATGGCGTACTCTTCATGCTGTCGAGAACGGCCCGATAAGTTCGCTGCAATTCGGCGGAAGCCTTCGACGTGACCGCGTGTGTCCGATCACAAAACTCTTGCCATGACTTGTTGGTCTGAGGTGTGAAGAGTTCCACCTGATCGAGAAAAGCGCGCCATGCTGACCCTGTGCGAATGAAGAACTCGGTCCATCTTTCTGGTGGAAGCTGCTCGTACACGTCGTAGAGCACGCTTTTCACGGCAACAGGCCCTCGTAACCGGAAAAGCCGACCCCGAGCCGCGCGCAGCCCAGGCCCAAGTACAGGCAGGCGTCCTGGTGGGTCTTGATGCCGCCGCTGGCCTTCACTTTGGCGTTCTGGCCGACCGCTTCGACCATCAGTTCCACGGCCCAGGGCGTCGCGCCGCCGGGACCAAAGCCGGTGGACGTTTTCACGTAGCTGACGCCGTGATCGACGCAGAGTTGGCAGGCCAGGAGGATTTGGCGCGGCTGGTAGTAGCAGCTTTCCAAAATGGCCTTGACGGGAACGTGCTGGTTGTTGGCCACCTGCAGGACGCTCTTTAGCTCTTGTTCCACTACGCCGGGCCGGCCTTCCAGGAAGCGGCCGTAGTTGATTACCATGTCCAGTTCGATGGCTCCATCTTCGATTGCCCGCTTGGCTTCCAGTGTCTTGATCTCCGGTGACACGTTGCCATGCGGGAAGCCGATCACGGAGCACACGCGCCGCGTGATCTGCTTGGCGACGGCCACGTTGTAGCTGGCGACACAGACGGAAGCGGCTCCGATCTCTTCCACCTCACGGGCGGCCCCGGTCACGTCTTGAATCGAGGCGTCCGGCCGCAGCACGGCGATGTCCAGCGTCGGGATAATCTGCTCCCGGGTGAGGGCAGGAAACTCCCGCGGCTGGCTGCCTTCGCGGATCACGTCGGTGGGAATCTGGTCGCTCATTTGTCGCTTTCGCTCGGGCAGTTCTTCTCGCAGGCCGCCAGGAACAGATAGATGTCGTTGGCGTGGCCGATGAACTCCATCTGCTTGCGTTTGGGCAGCGCCTCGAACACCTCCTTGAAGATGTCCGCAACCGCCTTCGCTTCCTCTTTCGTGAAATCACCTTGGGCCATAGGAACCTCCGCGTTGACGGGGTGTCTTGCTGTAGCACACCTCGAAGTTGAGTCGGAAGAGCCTTTCTTCGCGCGGCGTGACATGCCCGTGGCCGAACCAGGGCCAGTAGTCGTGCATGGCCTCGTGGGCAATGACCAGCGACGTACACTCCGGGCTTTCCAAGAGCATGGACGTGTCCAATGTGATGCCGGGGCAGAACGGCCAATTGCAGCCGATGGCCTTGCCTTCCACGCAGCCGCCGCTGAATAGCGGCATGAACATCACGTCCCAGGGGCCGATCTTGTTGTAGCGCCGGATCGCGTAGTCCAGGATGCCACGCAGGTCGGGATCATTGCAGCGGTCTCGCAGTAGCGTGAGGTGCGTGATGCACTGGTCGAGGTACTTCTGCTCCGCTTCATGCGGACCGGTTGTGGCGTAGTAGAGGCCGCCGACGTAGGCGGGCGCGGACGCGCCGACAAAGAGGCCAACGACGGCGATCAGGGGGTAGATTGCGTACCGCAGGTATCCCACACTTCGCCAAGCGCTCGCCTTAGCCTGGTGGACAATATCGCTGATAGTCTGGACGGTGATCGTGATGTCGGACATGATTCGAGACTTGGAGGACGCCGTTAGAATCCGCTGGAAGCGATCTGGATGCGTTGCAGGGCTTGTTCGTAGGTGGCTCGCTTGATCTCGGCGGCGAAGGCTTTTCGGCCCATTTCCGCCGCCGCGATGGCGGCGGTGCAGAGGCCGCCGAACGGCTCCCAAACCACGTCCCCGTGGTCGGAAGAGCTTTTGACCAGCCGCCGCATGAGTGACAGGGGCTTTTGGTTGGGATGGATCACCCCGTCACTGCCCTTGATGCGTTCCTTGCCGCGGACGGCCGGCACTTGCCAAACGTTGGTCACGCCGACTTCGCAATGGAACTTGCCGCGAAGCTGCTCCCATTGCGAAGACAACAAGCTCGTTTTGCCGTCGAGTGAAAAGTACGGGCGGCCGGCGGGATCGCCGTTGGCGTTGGCGTACTCGACCAGCCGTTGGAATACGTCAGGCGGCGGAAAATACCACAAATGGTCGCCCGTAAGGTACTTGCGCGTGGCCGCGTTCTTCACGCCGCAGGCTGCATTGGCCTCCGCAAAGCGGAGCCTCGTCCGTCGCCATTCGTTCCGCAGCCAATCCTGGGCTGAAAGCGCCGGGGAGCCGGCGGACAATCGGAATTGGGGCTCGCGGACGTAGTGAACGCAGACCTCGCTGACAATGGGAAACTTTCGTAGGGTCTGAGTGTTGGTGTTGCCGGCGACGTGCGCGAGGCCCTTGTCCCAAATACAGCACGCGCGATACATCCAGCCCGCCTTCCGCAGAACGGGGTGGACTTCCGCCCAACCGACTTCCGTATTCCAGAACCAGAGAGTTGTCGTCGGGGTCGCATGGCGAGTCCATTCGGCAATATGCGGTTCGTACCACGCGGGGAGTTGTTCAGCCCGTTTCAGGTCGCCGTCGTAGCCGTTGAGCCCGTAGGGACCGTCCGAGACAATGAGTGTCGGCGCGTCCCACAAGGGGTAGTGATCCAACGCATCTCCGCAGCAAAGGTGAACCAGGGAAGCGTCAACGCCCCTGAGTTCCCCTTCACGGCAGGTGTCGGGTTGTTGGATCAGTTGGTCCACTGCTATTCCTTCACGTAACCGTTCGCTGCCGATGGGCCGCCATGCTGCATCAGCCTTTCTTGGTTGCAACATAGGCCGCCGCGCAGATGGCCCCGAGACCCAGGATCATGCACACGGCGGCAGCCGGCGGCGTGGTGATCGTGATGACGATGCTGCCAAGCACGACCACGGTGATGGTGACTAAGGTGCTGTCCATTACTCGCCTCGCAGTCGCTTTACGGTTTGGAGGTAGTAGGTCTCGCAGTTGCGGCAGGCGCGGCAGTAGCTTGAGTCGAGGCTGCTGCACATGGACACAAGTCGATTGCCGCAGAAGCGCTGCATGACCCATCGCATGAACGCCTTGGTTGGGCACCAGTAGGAATTGATGTGCCGGACCTTCCACTCGTAGCACCGGCTGCCCACGGCCCGGTGAACTTCGTCGGGCACCACGGGCTCATGGTCGTAGTAGGCCATGAAGGTGATGACGCAGGGGACCTTGGCCGCCGTCCAGGCAGCGACGGCCTTGTCCACCAGCGCCAGGTTGGTGGCCGACGTGCGGAGCCGCACGAACATCAGGTTGGGGGCCGGTGAATACCAATCGTCGCCGTGCCAAGCCGGCCAGGCGTACCGCCCCTCGTCTTCCTCCCTCGGGTTGGCCGTCAGGACGACCGGCCCGGGGAAATCGAACCGTGGACGGCTGGTGTTAAAGAAGAATCGCTTGTATCGTTGGGCGGTTTCGATCACCAACTCGCGCTGGTTGTTGCTGTCGTTGCCGCAGTTCATGCGCACGATGCCGTCGCCGACTTCCTCGGGCGACGGGACGTGCGGCTTGTCGATGGGCACGTAGTAGGCTCCCGGCCGGTTGTAGAAGCACTGGTTGCAGCCGATGGGGCACGGCCCGACTTGCGGGATGCAGTCCCAGAACGGCGTGCCTTCTTGCTTGGGGTTGCGGACGCTGCTCACGGTGCGGTCTCATGGTTGAATGGATGCTCACTCACCGCTTCCGTTCGGCAGGGGTGTCGGTGCCTACAGGCCCCCTCGTCAGGCTTCTCCCAGGGGCAAGTCATCGTTCTCGCCGACGATCTGTTCCGTCCAGTCACCCGCCCGATAACGCTCCTGGCAGTAGGCGTCGATCACCGCGGAGACCTCGGGGTGCGCCTCGCGGTGCGCCAGGATGGCGCGCTGGTCATTGTGGCGGACACGTTCCAGGCGGCAGGGGTGAGTGATTCCCGCGGCACGCAGCGCAGCCCGCAATTCGCGGTAGGTCTGGCAACTGGCGTTCAGGTCGTCGTTGCCGATGAAGAAGAAGGACTGCCACAGATCATTGATCTGGAGTTGAAGGTGGTGCATCATCTTCATTCTCCTGATCCCGGCGGTCTTTCTTCTTGAGGTGGCTGCGGAGCCGCTTGGCCCCTTGTCGCTTGGCACGGTGCCCGTGCCCGTCATGCGTATTGAAACAGCGAGTGTCGTTGGTTTGCGTCCGGGCGACGGCCATGATCTCGGCACGCTTGACGTGGCTCACTCCGCGTCCCTCCGTCGCCAGTAACGGGCCTCCTTCGGGATGCCGTCGTCGGTCAACTCGCGGTACTTGAACGTCACCGTCTGGCCGACCTTGAAGGACTTGCCCTGGAAATGGGCCGGCACGTCCTGGCCCGGTTTCCCGGCCGCCGTCGCCGCCATGTCGGCGTTCAGGAACTCGCGCTCGGCGTCGGTGAGGCCGGACAGTTCCAACCGCTTGCCTCGGTAGTCCACGATCAGGGCACCGATCTTGCCCAAGAGGCGACTGCCCTTGACCGTCTCCCGGCCGCTGGTGAAACCCGTCACGCGGGCCTCGGCGTCCTGGAAGGGCTTGTATTTGAGGATGTTGCGGTGCCGTTTGGGCGTCCAGATTCCTTCCGGGTTGCGGATCACGACGCCCTCGCCGCCCTTGTCCAAGACCCGTTGCAGGTAAGCCTCGACCTGCTCGTGGGCTTCGCCGGGCACGTCGATCAGCTTGGTTTGTGGATGCAGGTAGCAGACGGACTCGGGATCAAGGTTGTCCAAGGCGTCATGGAGAAGCGTCACTTCTGTGTCGAACGGCTGGCAGGCTTGCAGGAACTTGAAGTGGTCGCCCAGGCAGCGTTTCGGTACGGGGACGCCCTCGAATCGCTCACCGCGCTCGTTGAGCCGTTTCCTGATCCACGCTTCGATGGTCAAGTAATCGACGTTGCGGACCATGTTGGCATTCTTGATCTGTCCCGTGCTGAACACCGCTCCCAGAGGCGGCGTCGAATAGACCGCGAAGACGATCTTGTCGAAGCGCTCGTCGGGGGCGTCGCCGCCGCAAATGCTTCGGCACAGTTGGAACTTCCCGCGGCCGGCCCACAGTTCACCGTCGAGCGGGACGCATGGGAGCCTATTCAGCCACCAGTCTGGGGCCATGATCGGGTTGCCGTAGCGGCTCCACAGGCCGGTGGCGAGCGGCTTGATCTTGGCCTTCTTCTGGCCGGTCTTCGGGTCGATGATGCTGGCCCAGGGCACGGATTCCGTGGGCAGACCGCGGGTCAGGCCGCCGTCCCAGAAGCAGCGGGTGCCATCCAGCTTTTCGCTGATATACCAGCCGGCGACGTTCGCCTTGGCGGGATTGTAGTGCTCTGCCAGTTGCAGGAATTCGCGTCGTGCCATTTATGGGGCCTTTGACGGGCGTGGATTGTCCTTCTCGAATGGTTCCCACACTCACACATTTCCGAAGCCGCGCGCTGCTAGAGTGGGAATCAGAGAAATTGCTCCAGTTGGGCCTCCAGGGCCTCGAACGGGTCCTCGCCCCACCGCCGGTTCCACGGGCGGGGAACCAGGACAGCGTGGCCGCCACCGGCCGTGAATCGCTGAATGTTGACTTCGTTGTCGTCGATCAGCAGGGCGTCCGGGCGTGCCAGGAGATGCTTGCGCGGAGTGATGACGTACTGCCGGTGCGTCCACGGCGGCAAGTGGCGATGAATCCAATCCAGCTTGCCGGCGAGGCAGTCGGGCGACTTGGTGGGGCAGGTGGCGATGTAGACGTTTTCACGTCCGACCAGGTGGGCGGCACGATGGAGCACCCACGGAAAGATTTCCGCAGTAGGACATTCCGCCCAATGGGTGCGCAAGACTCGACGCCAGAAGTCAGCCGGCGTCGGATACTTGACGTAGCCAAGAAGCTGGTTGGCGGCCTTTTCGACCTCAAAGCCCGAGTCGGTCGGGTACTGCTGGTAGTCGCGCGGATCGACAGCGTGCGTGGTGATGTCCAACAGGTGCATCGCCAGCGTGTTGCAGGTGTCGTCCAGGTCGAGGAAGATGCGCCGAATCATGGGGTCTTGCTCGTGCGGGTGGAACCATCGAACCAGCAATGAAATACGCGCTGTTTCAGAGCTTGCAGTCTCCTCTGGACTGTGCTCTTCGTCAGACCGACACGCTGCCCGATTTCAACCAGCGTGTAGCCTTCCTCGTGCAGCCGCAGGCACTCGCGTGTGACTTCGGAATCACAACACGCATTGATAACGTCACGCAGGTCTACCGCTTTGATCTCGGAACACGTTTCCAGCGTCTCTGGCAACGCATTGAAGACTGCGGGCGTTTCCAGCGGCCGTTTGTTCTGCGCGTAGAGTTTGCGCGTGGCCGACGGTACGTGAATCGTGCGTTCTTGTGGCAGAACAGTCCGCACTTCGCGCAGGATGAATCGTCCCAGCCACGGGGCAACCGACTGGAAGGGAACCTTGCGGCCCACCTGTGCCAGCTTTGTGACGGCCTTGACCAACCCGATGTGGCCAGCCGATACCAGGTCATCACGCAGGTAGGCTGCCCCGGGGACTTTGCCGATGAATCCGTTGACCACGGCGACAACCAGACCGAGATTGTTGACGATCATGGCATCACGCGCAGCAAGATCACCAGCAATGACGGCTGCGTAAAGCTCGTTGTTTCGTTGGTTGACCCGATTGGTTGTATTCCGTGTCGTCATGCCGCACCTCCGGTCCGGTCCAAGCACCAGAGGTGCGCAGCGATGAACGACCGCCGCTCACAGTTCTCGCGGCTGAAGCGATACGTTACGCCATCTGGGTCGTAGACCCAGCCGTTGCCATAGGCGCACGCATGGCCGTTGCCGTGTACGACTCCATAGCCATCCATGACGCCGCGGGTTCGTTGGATGACGCGCGTGAACCGATCCCAGGCACGCGATTCACTGAAAAGCTGCAACTCGGGATTACCGGGTGCGGAGTAGAGGCAGGGGAGCAATTCGAGGTACGTGACCGCGTAGCCGTGTGCCCGGCACACGTCGATCAATTCCTGCGGATGAAAACCGCGCCGGCACAGCGGCTCCCGCAGTGCTGGCCAGACGATCTGGCTGCCGTCGTGTCCGATTTCGGCGAGGACCTGGTTTACCGGCAGGTCGAGAGCCATCGCAAAAGACGTGGGCAGGCACGTCCAGCGCGTGGGCTTACGTTGTAGGCGCATAGTGTCCCCTCACGAGGCGGATAAGCACGGTGCCGGCGCGAACGATCAGGTGGGCGTAGACTCGCCTTCGCGCCTTAGCTCGTCGAGCATCCTGTCGATGTCAGCCTGGGTCGGAATCGGAGCCCAGGTCCTCTTCCAGTACGCTCGCCAATTCGGTGGCTTGAACAGCTTGTTGTATTCTTCTTGGCTGGCGGCAGTGAGAATCCAGATGCCAATGCCGAAGGATTCCCACACCGGCCACTTGCGCTTCTGGTCACGGGTGAAGCTGTACCGCTTCGGTTGCTTCACGTCGATCCAGCGGGTGCCCCACTTGGGATGCGCGGCATACAGATCGGGAAAACCGGTCTGGTACAGGTTGCCGTGCGTCCGCTCGACGTGCCACCCGCGGATCGTCAGATAGCGGATCACGTCCCTCTGAATGTGCCACTCAGGGCCGTGGATGGGACGCCTAATGCGCATCACAGCATCTCCGCGGCTCGAATCTTGACCGGAGCCGCACCGCCCTTCTTCTCGGCCCAGTTGTCCATCGCCTCGAACCAGGTCATGCCGATCAGCGGCACCTTGTCGCGGAACGACTCGACCGTGCGGCGGACGGTCGCCGTGATGTCCGGTGTCAGGCTGTGCCTGGTGACGGTCATCAATTCGTCGTGGACGTTCAGCGGTGCGATCATCAGCGGATGGATACCTGCAGGCTGCAGGTCCCATAGGGCCCGCTGCACGGATTTTGTGATCTCGGCACCCGGACTCTGGATTTCGTGATTCGCGGCGGCCCGCATGTTGGCCGCCTGCATCTGGAATGCGGCCCCGTAGAGAGCGCTGGCGACCGCCCCGGCCGCGGTCTGCACCCGATCGCGCCGCACGACCTTGATCTTCACCTCTCGCCAGTGCTTGGGCGTGTTGCGGGCCAAGTCGAAGAGGGCGTGGCAGATTTTGTTTTCCAGCGTGAAGTAGCGACGGAAGCCGAGGAAGGTTTCGACGTACTCGGCGGGCGTGGCCCAGATCACGGCAGAACCGATGCCTGCGGGTTGCCGCATCGAACAGAAGGCGTCGAACGTCTTGCGGCGAGCCTTGTCGATGCCGGGATACCGTCTCACGAAGTCCGCATAGGCGGCCTTGGCCCGCGTCTCGGTGACGGCCAACTTCTGGACCAGCGTGTTCCAATCGCCACCGTACACCAGGGCGAAGACGCCACGCTTGCCCTTGTCATACCAGTCGCTCTCGGCACCCGAGGAATTGACGACCTCGGCGTAGCTCAAACCGGACAAGGCCATGCCGAACAGAGCATGGAGCTTCTGTGGCGTCAGGCCGGTCGTCTCGCATTCTCCGCACGGCTTGCCGCTTTTCTTGTCCCGACCGGTGCCGGCGCACTTTGGGCACGGCCCCTTGGTCGTCAGGTCCTTGCGGAGGGCCGGATCGTTGTAGACCGCATCCGCAATCGTCACCTCGAATGAGTCGAAGTCCCCGCCGCAGAGGATCATGTCTTCCCAGGCGAGCGGGAACATGCGGCGCACGTCCTTGGCGTGCTTGATCCCCTGGGGATTCAGGCCGTCAGCCCCCGCCATGCGGCTCGACAAGGTGCCGATTACCACGAAGCTGGCATGGAACTTGCCGGCCAAGAGCAGCTTGTCGTAGAGTTCCACCTCCTTGCCGGCGATCTTGACCGCCAGCACCTCTTTCGCGCGGGTGGCGGCGGGATGCTTGCCGGGCTCCAGGAAGCCAGTGCCGCCACAGCGAGCACAGCCAAGCGTCCCTTGGCACCTGCCGCACGGCTCCCGGGTCTCAATCTCCCAGTTGGCGATGGCTTCCAGGTTGCTTTTCTTGGTGGATTCGCTGAGGACGATCGCCTCGGTGGCGTCCATTGCCGCCGTGACGTAGGCTCGCACGTCGCCAGGCTTGTGGATGTTGACGGGGCTGTTGGCGACAACCGCCTGGGCCTTGGCGAGCAACTCCTGCATCCCGGGCTTGTTGATGTTGAAGCCATGCCAGCGGATCACGGGGACCATGCACGCCAGCGTCGAGTCGTTGTCCCCGGGGGCGGGACAGCCGAAATGCTTGTCCAGGGCCCGCGTGTAAACGATGTCATCGTTGGCGTACTCGCGGGCGTCCGGGCGGGTGGCCCAATGCTCGATGTGCTTGCCGATCACCGCTGGCCAAGCGTGGCCAAGGAGCTTGTCCTCGGGGCCGTGGGGGGCTCCCCGCACGTCGTCGTCATGGTCGCTTTCCAGCACCAGGTCCGTGAGGGCCTCATCCGTGGCGAAGTTGCCGTTGGGGCGGCCCTTCTTGCGCCCCCACACCTCCCAATTCCACTCCGGCCGTGAGACGGCCAGCGCGGTCGGCGCGTAGCCCAACTCATACGGCCGCCAGGAAGGCGGCGGCTCCACGTCCTTGAAATGGAACTTGGGCTTGTAGCCCATCGCGTGTTCCGCGAGGAACTTCAAGCCGCCGGCCGGATTGAACTTCAGCACGACATCCTTGAAGTCCGTGTCGATGTCGCCGAAGCGGTCCCGGCGGTCGAAGACCTGCCACTTGGGGGCGTCGGGATCGGCGGACCGAGCGAAATAGATGTTGTCCAACTGGCCCCGTCCCTCAAGCTCACCAGCGAGGGCATAGGCCAAGGAAGAGGGCACCCGCTTGATGCGGATGTCCTCGCGGGCCATGAGAGACTGATATGGCCCCTTGCGGGAATGAAGCATCAGGTCCAGGGCGCACGCCGGCTTGACGCAAGGGCCGTCCTGTCCCCGAGGCTCCAGCAAAGCGATTTCGTTGACGTGCTCCCCGGGAATCCAGTCGGGGTCGCAGAGCCGGAAGATCGTGTAGGTCTTGGCAATATGGAACCAGTCGAACGCCAGATTGAAGCCGACGACCGTGTGCTCGCAAAGCCACTCGATCAGGCGCAGGGTGTCGCGCACCGATCGCCGCCAAACCTCGTGCAGGGTGATCGGCCCTTCGTCCTGCGCCCACTGCAACAGCACCATCATGCTGTGCAGGCCGCAGGTCTCGGAATCCAGGTACAGCTTGCTCATGCGTCGTACTGGCCGAGGCGACGAAGTTGCGCGCGGGCCGCCGCGATCTCGGTGCCGGCGTTGAGAATGCCGATTTCGTCGCCGTCGTAGGTCGCTTCGTAGAACACCTCAAGGCCCAAGGCCAAGGACTGCCACGCTGTACGCGCCGTGTCGATTTCGGCCACTTCAGCAACGGCGTCCGCGGCCATTTTGCGGGTCCTGGCTGCCAGCCGGTGGTACAACACCACCAGAAGGAGACAGCCGATGCTGGTCACGAAGAGAAACGGATTGAACTCGATCATGCACTCCTCCAAAGTTCCGGCTGCGGGACTCCCGGCCTCTTCGCACGACGCCCTGCCAGCCACGGCAGTGGATACCATTACGGGTCAGGCTTTACCCATCCCAGTCACCCGCCGTGCGGTTATGGGTTCAGTGCCTACGGGCACACGCCGGGAGTCGCCGCAGTCTCAAAGACGGTATAGTGCCAGGTGTCGCCCTTGACTTGGGCGGATAAGACGGGACCGGACCGATAGCATCCGTTGCGAAAACGAATCACCATCGAGAGCCCCCTGCCGATCCAACCTTCGACATCTGTTGACGCCGGATAGTGGCCGGCAAGGAATTGCCCGACTGTTGGCCGGCGCAGCACTGGATCGGTCGAACTGATCTCCAGCAGGGTGGCGTGGGGGACGATGACCACCATCTCATAGACGTGCTGGGCCGTCTCAATAAGCAGGCGTGTGCCGGCCTTGAGCCGTCGCACGTCGATTCCAGGCTGCGCTCGCAGCTTATCCAGCAACGCGGTCATCGTGTCCTCACTCACACATTTCCGTTTGCCTCGTTGATTTGAGCGGCCGTCTCGATGTCACGCTCGAATTCTGCGTTGCTGATGTAGCCTGCACACCAGGCTCCCATACGGGGGCCAAGTCCCGTGATCCCCCGGGCTAACATCTTGGCAACCATCTCGTTGATTTGTGCCTTGGAACGCCGACTGTTGAATTGGCGGCGGCCATTTGGCCCCAAGGGCTGCAACCGCGCCGTCTTGCCGTGCTCACGCTTCGCGTCTACGATGCGTTGTGCCGCCTTGATCTGATCGGCCGGCGTATTCAACTCCACGAGCATCGCTATGTGCGATGCAGCCAAGAGTCCTGTAGCCGCAAGCTGCTGAACCTCAGCCGGCAACGTCAGCAGCCGCAACCGGTCGTGAATCCAACGAGTCGGGCGCTTGATCTCTTGGGCGGCGACACGCAGAGCCACGCCCCGCGGGTACAGGCGGCCTAGCGCTCGTGCTTCCTCCAACGTATTCAGGTCTTTGCGTTCCAGGTTCTCGACGAAGTTGAGCATCCGTGCGTCACGGTCACTCAACCCCGTGCGAATCATCGCCGGGATGCGCGGCCACTGCAAAAACACTTCAACCGCCTTGAAGCGACGGTGGCCGGCGATCAGGCGATAGTCGAAACCTACAGGCTTCTCACCGGCCACGTCCTCGATTGGCTGGACAACGACCGGAAAATCCAGCCCCTTTAGCTCCACTCCACCGCCGCGCGTAGCAATGTTGTCCGCCAGGTCGCGCACGGACTCCAGCGTGAACTCGCCACGGCAGTTGAACTCAGCGTCGTAGTAGATGCGGTCCAGCGGCAGGGCGTAGGCGTTATACTGTGACAGGGGCTCGATCATCACGAGCGTCCACGCTTTATCTCAAGGCATTCAGGTAAGGAATCGCCTTGTCACCGAGCCACTCCCACACTGATGTCTGGCCGTTGTCGCTGATGAAAACATAGGTGTCGTGGTCGCGGGCCCAGGAGCCGGTGTTGAAGTGGTAGTCGCCGATCTGGCCGGCGACATGCGTATGGCCGTAGACCACCACGTCCGCTTGCTTCTCCCGGCGGTACTTCTCCACGCCTTCGACCATTTCGGCTTGGCGACCGTGCTGGAAGGTCATAGTCCGCCACAGAGTCAAGGCGTTTTCCAGGGTGCCGACGAACTCATCCTCGACCGGATGTCCGTGGTGGAAGGGCCCCCTGTTGCGGTCCTCCAACACGCCGCTAATGATGGCCGTGATCTCACCGGTGCCCGGGTCCAGGTCGCAGCAGTACGGATCGGCTTCATGGCCGTGGAGGAAGGCGAACCGCCGTCCGCCGATGGTCTCCTCGAATGGGCCGCGCGATCGCTGGAACAACGGATGGTTGAGCATCAACGGGCTGCCGATCAGCGGGGCCAGCGCATTGTCGTGATTGCCGATCACCCACTCTGCGCCCATCGCGTCGAGCCGGTCCAGAAGGGCTCGGTAGGCCACGACGGTGCCGCCCAAGTTGGCTTGCCACCAATCGAGGAGATCTCCTAGAACCCGCAGCCGGCCGCCGGAGTCCTCCACGAAATCCAGAAAGCGGCCGAAGCGCTCTTCCCGGCCGTTGTAGGCGAAGTTGTCGCGGAAACCACGGTTCGTGGCGTGGAGATCGCTGACGCAAAACGTAGGCATGGCTGACTCCTATCGCAGGCGAATCTCGTCGAGGGTGCGGTAGCCGGGCGTCCCGAGCACGCCATCCATGAACCCCAGGTCCACGGCCTCTGCCGCCGGCATGTACCATTCGCGGACCTCGTTCATGTGTTGCCGCAAATACTCCCGCACGCGGTCTTTGGAATAGCGGTTGCGACGGAAGAAGGGGCCCTTGCAGCACTTGGCCGCGTAGATCGCCAGCATCGTGGCGTCAAGCCGCTCGTTCTGCCGGGCCTCGGCCACAAAGCTGCGGGCGTCACCTTCGTAGGCGGCTGTGCCGAAGTGAACCATGAAATCGCAATTCGGCATAATCACCCGTCGCTTGGCCGCCTGGGGGATGACGCTCGACATGCTCCGTGCATGGGCGTGCGCCAGCAGCGTCACCGGCGAGCGGGCGGCCAGAATGGCGTCGTAGATCGCTATGCCGTAATTCCAGTCGCCGCCGCAGGTGCATTGATGCACGAGGATCGGCTGGTGGTTCAGGCCGTCCAGGAAGAGCAGATTCTTGATGAAGGTGTTCGCACACGTCCAGTCAATGCCGTCGTCGTCATTCTCCGGGTTGCTCATCAGCACGATCTCGCGCGTGTCCGGGTTGATCCCGAAGGCGTGCAGATCGTTGAGCAGTTCGGACCGCTGTGAGAGACTGCGGCGCGGGCGGCGTTGAGGCGATCGCTTGGGCTTCATAGCGTCAATCACCGTCTCCGATGCAGTAGTGGTTCACGAGCAGGTCCATGACCTGGTACAGGGACAACTTGTGGGCGTACAGCAACGTGTCGCCGTAGCGCAGCATCAGGCGGTAGCGGACCACCTCGCCGGTCTGCATCCGCGCGTCCCAGAATGCGCGGTCGCTGCACACCAGCCGCTCTTGGGCATCACAGGCACCTCCGACGAAGATCGCTCGCATGTCTCACCAAGGACGATAGGACCAGTAGTACGGGTACGACCACCAGTAAGGCCAGTCGCCCCACGCCTCGTAGATATGCGTCCCGTCGTGATAATGGCTGTACTGCCAGCCCCACTGGTGATAGGTGCTGGTATCGGGCGCGTAAGCCGGCTCCGGCTGGGCATACTGGTACACCCGTTGCCCTTTGGCATCGTGGGTGTAATAGCTCGGCCGGAATATCCAGCTACTTTCTTCGCCTTGTGCCGATGCAGCACAGAGCAACAGCAGAAGCAGCCCGAGCAAAATCTTCATACGAAGGGGTCCGTCGTGAAGTTGAACACCAGGGTGTCTTCCTTCCTCAAGTCCATGTCCTCCGGGACAACGACTCTGGCTACCGGGCCGCCTGCAAGTTTCCTTCCCAGCGTGTAGTAGGCCCGCACAGCGCTCACCTCTTCACCCTTCCGAAGGCAAAACAGGTCGAGTCTCAGCTTTTGTTCCGGCATGACCGCACCTCCGTGAGCCGATCAATCAGACCGTCGATGTCGAAGTGCAACTCGTCGCCGGTCGCCAGCGTAATCCCGCCAGGCGGGAACACCACGCGGCAGGTGCCATCAAGGCACCACTCGATCAACTTCGCGGTCACTTCCAATCGCTGGATACACTCGCCATCGCGCCAGTGCTCGATAGTTGAACGTCCGACTCGTTTGGGCATGACGCACCTCTTACGGCGGTCAGCACGGTGCCGGCCGCAGGTCACAATTCCGGCTTGCTGCCCATCCGCCGTGCGACAGCCAACCCTTGGGCAATCGCGCGCTTCTTGGCAGTCTCCGTGCTGGCCCTATTCCCGGGGGTGTAGGCGTACTTGGCACCATGCTGCCCCCACTGGAAGGCCGGCTTCCCGTTCTTTGTGGTCCGATGGACTGGCATGGCGATCAGATGAAAAGGCGGAGGATGTAGCCGAACAACAGGGCCCAGGCGCTCTCGACGAGCAGGCTGCACCAGCCCAGTTCCTTTTGCTTGCCGCGCAACAGGAAGGTGAGGAAAAGCGCCAAACCGAGGGCTGCCGCGACGGACAGTGGGGCCAGGCCAAAGACCGGCACGATCAGCCAGCCCCAGAGGACCGACAGGCAGAGGCCGCGAACGATAATGGCGACCGAGGCCAAGAGAAGGCCACCGCAAATAGCCACGAGAAACGCGATGCCGTAAGCGACCAGATCACTGACGCTCGGCTGGCGACGATACGACGAGAACATGGGTGCTGTCTCTCAGGGGTTAGGATCGAATGGGACCGACATCGCGGCCACCGTCGATCAAGTACCGGCAGGGGCCTGACTTCTCACGCTCATGGCGCAGCTTGACGTTCATCCGCCAGGTGATGCCATGCTTGGGGTTGACGCCGTGAATCCATTGCGAGGGCTCACGGTAGCCGGACAACGAGTTGTAGGCGAAAGAATCGGTGCCCACCCACGAGCCGTTGACCAGTAGTTCACCGTCAACGTCCGACAGGATGCTGGCCGCGTGGTGATGGCCCACGCAGAAGTAGCGGCAGCGCTGCGCACCGGCCGCGGCCCCCAGGGCGATCAGGCCCTTTTGCCGGCGAACCATGCCGTACCAGGGAATGCCGCCGTTGGATCGCACGTCATCGCCGTGGCTGACGTTGAAGCCGACGCCATTGATGTTGACGTTGGCGCTCCACGCATCCGGGATGGTGAAATGGACGTTCTCCAATTCGCGGCAGTGCAGCCGAGCAATCTCGGCGACCAGGTAATCCCAGTTGTCGTTCGCGCCGAGATAGTCCTTCTTCGGCGTTCGCCGGCCGTGGTTGCCGGCCAGATACAGGACGTGGACCTGCTCGAAATGCGGAGCCAGGTCGCGGTACATCAAGGCGTGCAACTGCCCAATGGCCAGGCAGTTCTTGAACTGGTTGCGGTAATACGACCGCTCGCAGGCTTTGTGGATTTCGCCGCTGGTGTAGTCGCCGTAGGCCAGGACCCACAGCACGGGAAAGTAGAATTTCGGCCGCAAGGTGTCCTGGGTCCACTCGATCACGCTTTCCACGTAGCGCTCTGCCCGGGCGCAGGACACCGGGAAGCTGTAGTCCTCCAAGCCGCCGACCTCCTCGGGCCGCACGACTTGATCGTGGTGGCCGTCGCTGAGGTGCATCACGCAATGCTCGCTGATCTGCGCTTTGCGACGGAACTCCAACGCCGAGGGCAGCGCGGCGAACGGCTTCACCCGCTGTTCCATCTCGGCGACGACCGCCTTGAAGAGGCCGGCAATCTTGGCACTGGCCCTAACCTTGGCCCGCTCGCGGTTCCGTTCGTCCGTAAGATGCACCACCTCGGCTTCCAGTTCGAGCACCCGTTTGTCGGTCGGGTCGTAGTCCGGGATGCCCTTGTGCTGGCCGCCGGCCGACTTCGGCATCGGCGGTTCGCCGCCCGGCCAGGCCACATCCTTATGCACGCGACCGGTGGCGATGTCTGAGACCAGGGACCGGCTGACACCGAACTTCCGGGCGATGGCCGTCTGCTTCGCGCTGTCGGCGATGGCCGCCTTGATCTTTTCGATCTTCTTCTTGGATGTGCGCATGATTCCTGTTGACTCCGCTCCGTTTCACATCGGAGAAATGGAAAAGCCGGGCGGCCCGCGGCGGGGCCGCCCGGTGGAATTGCAGCCGGATGCGATCAGTTGAGGCAACCTGTCAGAAACACCTCGACCCACGACCGCACATGGTCGAAATCGAAGCCCTGCTTGCATGGCTCGGGATGGCCGCCCGCCGGCAGGCCCTCCGGGAGCACGCCGCCCTCTTCCACAGGGATGGCCTCGATCTCGGCCAGCGTCGGCATCTTGGCCGTGGGGTCGATGGCCCATTCGATCTTGGCGGCCTTCGCAAAGGCGTGGATGCGCCGCACGGGGACGATGAAATTGAAGCCCTGCAACTGCATCACGCCTTGCGTCAACATGCCGACGTACTCGCCGTTGGCCTTGAGGAACATCCCGCCGCCGGACGAGCCCGGGAACGCCACGGCCGTCACCTGGTCGAAAACCTTGATGTTGGCACCCTTCATCTCCAGCGTCCGGCCGACCTGGCTCAGCACACCCTCGGTATAGCTGTTGGCACCGAACTGCCCGAGCAGACTGCCGCAGTGGCTCAATTCGGTCCCGATGGCCGGCACGTAATTCAGTTTGATCTTGAACTTCGCCGAGACGGAGAGCGGGTAGGCGTTCAGACGGCGGACCATGAGCAGCGCCAGGTCCTCGCCGTAATCCGCGCCGGAGAACTTGACGACCTTGGCGTCCAGTTTCGTCTCGCCGACGCGCCGGCCGTTCTGTTGAAATTCCTGCACGATCTGCGCATCCCGGAACTCGACCAGCACGCGGGTGCCGCCGTCCGCGGTGATGACCCTGCGAACCGTGCGGAGATGGTCAACGACGTGCCCCGCCGTCCAGACGAACGAAACGGTGTCGCTGCCGATCTGCCGGGTCACGATGGTCCCAGAGCCCTGCGCGTCGCCGGACTTGATGGTCACGCTGATCTGCTGCAAATCGTCGGGGATGCCCGCCAGGGCCGTGCCTGCGGCCAGGCCGATCAACAACGTCAACACCAGTGCCACACAGGTTCTCATTGCTGCAACTCCAAAAGGTGAAAAGGGAAACGATCAACGGGCACTTGCCCATTCATAAGACGCGCAAGAAATCTGTTTCGTCGCATTCGTCGCTGCACACATCCGGGTATGCGCCGTCAGAAACAGGCACCGCCGATTCACACCACGGGTCCACTTCCTCGACCCGTTCTAGTTCCAACTGGCTTTCATGCTCGGGCACCAAGCCCTCCAGCAGCGCTTGATAGGCGAAATCACCGAACAGGCTGGCGTCATCCCGGTCCCAATCGGCAAGTATGCGAAGCACAAGGCGTGGTCCATCCTCCGCGCTTTCGACCGACTCGACAGTGACCGAATACAAGTGCGCGGTCGGGTATTGGCAAAACATGGTTCCTAACGCCGACTTGGCCCGCTCGGCTAATCGCCCTTCGCCGTGCGGCGACCAACGGCCGGCGTAAAGCAGGAAGTTGCATTCCACGCGAATCATGCGGCCACCGCCTCCACCACCTCGAAAGTTCCATCCGTATCCGCGTCCGTGCTCTCCCATTTGAGGCCCGCCATCAACTCGCCCATCGTCATCAGTTCCAGCTTCCGGTTTTCACGAATGACATCGAGCACGCGCTCGTCGCTGGGCAGGTGGATCAGGTCCACAATCAAGCAGCCCTTGTTCAGGTCCATCCCGATGCGATGGATGCGATCTTCCGACTGGACTCGGTATTCGGGCTTCCAAGAATTCGACCAGTAGACTGCCGTGCGAGCCTCCACCAGCGTCAGACTCATGCCGCCCGACTCAGGGTTGGCCACAAAAGCCACCCGTGGAATGGCCTTGTTCGCCCAGTAATCCAGGGGCTCCTCCGTCACCGTGTCGTTGTCGTGCGTGAGGACTTGGAAGACGCCTTGATCGCAGCGCACGACGTTCCACTTTTCGTTGATGCACACTTTCACGGCACGGTCCACGGACCCCGTGAAGCCGGCGAACACCACGAGGCGGCCGGTCTCCTCGTTCTCGTCGAGGAGCATTCTCAGCGCCTTTTCCTTGGGTGTTGGAATCTCATGCGCGATGCGGACCAGTTTTGGCACCTCCTTGCTGCCGCCGCACTTCGGGCACGTCGCCTGCCGCTCCACCAGGCGGGCGACGACCTCCGGCGGCATCATGCCAATGTTCTGGTAGACCTGGCCGGCGTCTTCCGGGTCGATCCACTCGGACACGATGCCGTCCACACAATGCGTGCAAGTGGTTACGCCGTCCTGGACTTCCCTGTACTGGAAGCCGTCGCTTAGCTCACGGAGCAACGTCATGCCGGTGATGGCGTTCGGTGCCGCCGAGACGATGGCCTCACCGGCGCGAAGCAGGCTGGCGGTCGGCTTGCAGATGATCTTGCGGTAGCGCTTGTCGGGCAGGTCCAGGCAGTCCTTCTTGTGCTTGATCGTCACGAGACCCTGCAGCCGCTTGTAGAGGTAGGCGACCTCATTCTTGCTCGCCTTGAAGTCGTGGTACTCCTCCGGCGGCGTCACGCCGTCCAGTTGATGCGGGCCGCTCGCCTCAAACAGGCCACAAACCTCGCACTTGCGCTCGTCATCCTTCCAACCGATTCGCCGCTTGAAGGAGTTGCCGTCCTGCTGCTGGAGCACCATGAAGGCCAGTCGCTCTTCCATTGCCTTCATGCTTCCTTCGCGGAGGAAGCCCGGCCAGGCGATCTCGCATTGACTCCACCAGTCCACCGGGGATTTTGGTGACGGCGTACCGCTCATTTCGATTACGAAACCGCCTTCCAGGCCGTACTGCGAGCGGATCAAGTCCGCGAGGCGCTGGCAGGCGTCCGAACGTTGCGTGCCCGCATTCTTGCAGCGACTCGACTCGTCACAGATCAGGCCGGCCGGCAGGGGTTGACCGGGCTTCCATTGGTCCACCCAAGTCTTGAGACCTTCGTAGGTGAACGCCACGACGACACGCTCGTCAAGCTCCGGTTCCACACCGTCATGGGCGAGGCGGAACTTGTAGACTGACTCCCAGATGCGGAACTCCCGCTTGATGTTGGGCAGGCTGGTCTTCGGGCCGACCCAGAACCACCAATTGATTCCCGACCGCTCGATCACCTCTTGGGCCGCCAGCGTCTTGCCCGTGCCCATCTCGGCCGCGAAGATGTGGTAGTGGTACGTCAGGCCGGCGTCGGTCAAGTCCTTCTGGTGATCCTTCAACGGTCGCGTGTACTCGTGGCGGATCACGGGCCGATCGAACCAGGCATACGCCTTCTCCCCGACGAGGAACGAAAGTTGGAAGCGATTGCGCTGGCAGTCCTCGATGGACCAAATCTTCCGCGGGTTCTCGTCGTCGTACCCGTGCCATTTCGATCCCCGCATCGCCCTGATTTCGTCCTTGAGGCTGTAGGGCGATTTCAAGAACCAGATGCGCCCGTCCTTGTACTCCAGCGTGGCCGCCACCAGGATCGCGGTGCCGGAAGACGTTTTCGTGCGCAACTTGGTCTGGACTACGGACATTGAAGCTCACTGGCTTTGATGCGTTTACACGCTCTGAGGCCGCAATCCACGGTCTCCTCCCTCACACATTTCCGAAACGTGGACCCGTTAGAGTGATTCCAGCCGAGCAACGGCGATTTCGCAGTTGTGGGGGTCCAGTTCGACCCCAATGCACGGCCGGCCAAGCCGTTTGGCGGCTAAGAGGGTCGAGCCGCTGCCGGCGAAAGGATCAAGGACCAAGCCCCCTTTCGGCGTGGACAAGAGCGTCAGGAGGTACTCCATGAGCTTCAGGGGCTTGACCGTAGGATGATCGTTCCTCGGTCCCTGGGCAGGATTGCGCTCCCGGCTATTGGCCTTGGCGACGTAGAAGAAACGGGATGCGCCTCCGGCATCCCCGTAGGTGCCCTGGCTTGACGCGGTATCGGGAAAATCGCCGTGATAGCCGCCGCCGCCTTTTGTGCTGTTGCGCTGCTGACCGGCTTTCATCATGCCGCTCTTGAGGATGCCGGTCTGCTCGTCGAGCATGGCCGCAGCCTCGTCGTCCAGCAGCAAGTTCGCCGGCCACCGGCCCGAGGCCGAACCGCCCACGGGCGAGCGGTTGACACTGACCCAGCCTCCATCAGATTCGGAGCGTGGGTTGCGGGTGCGAATCGTGCTGTCCGTGCCAATTCTGCTGGCCTGAATGTTCATGCCGGCCACGCCCCAGGTCTCGGCATTGTGAGCCAGCGTGCCGTCCAACGACTTCATCGCCAGCGTCACCGGCTCCCAAGCAGGCTTCAAGGCGTTCACCCAGCCGGTCCACCGTTTCGCCAAGTCGGTGGCCGGAGCAGTGACCGCGCACTCAGCCGCCGGGTTGTGCAGGTCCCCGTAGACCTGATTCGTGCGGCCGTTGTCCGCCAGCGAGTAGCCGGGCTGCCCGAGCTTGCTGCCCACCACCTCCCGTTTCGCGCCTTTGGCCCTGTCGATCAGTACGCCCACGTCGGGCGCTTTGGGGAAACCCTGGCCGTAAAGCCACATCAGCGTGTCCCGTACCTCCCACCCGGCGTCCTCGATCGCACAGACGAGCCGGTGGTAGGTCCGCGTGCCCCCGAAGGCCAGCATCAGGCTGCCCGGTTTGCAGACCCGCTTGATGGCTTCCCAGTACGGGACGCCGGGAACCCCGTGGTCCCACTCGTGCCCCATGAATTCGAGGCCGTAGGGCGGATCGGTACACACGAAGTCACAGGTGTCGGCCGGTAGGGTCGGCAGGACCTCGCGGTTGTCGCCGCAGTAGAGGGTGAGGTTGTCTTTCTCGTAGACGGGCTTCATCGTTGCTTGTGCTCAAGGAGGAGAGTGTCGTCGTTGGCCCTGCGCGAACAGTAGTCACGCCACACCTCGAAATTGGCGCGGCGGAACAGGGTGTAGAGCTTGTTGAAAAGGCCGCGCACAGACGTTGGGACGTTTGGAGCCATGCCCGCGGCGATGGCCTCACGCCACTGTGCGAGGTTTCCGGTGAGAACGGCGGCCGTTACGTTGCACGCGGTCGTGTCTGCCAGGATCAATGCCATTCCCGGGCAGAACGCCGGCACGGCGCGCACGTCCTGGTCTTCCGCGATCAGGAAGACGCTGACCGATAGATGCGGCAAAACATGCGGAGCAAAGCCGGCTGGTGCGTCCCGATCGCTGACCGCCGCCAAGCAACTCAGGAACGTCTCCACCTGAGACAATTCCCTGGGCGAAGCCTTTGCAGCCGCCAGCGGCTTGTAGCCGAGCACTGTCGCACACGTAGCCGGGAATCCCTGCAAGTTGACTGCGGGCAGTGCAATGAACATGACTTCGGGTTGCATGGCCGTCGCTCACCGGATTTGCGGCAGGGACTCTCCTGCCGCAACACACGCAGAAAACCCGCCCATGATGCACGTCACCGAGAGCCCGGGAGCGGTGCAGCGGGTGTGTTGTTTCGAGAACCCCGCCGGGGCCAGGAGGCAAGTCCAGCGGGGAGGAAGTGGCATTCACCGATTTGCCAGGCTGGTTCGGCGACAACCGTTGCGGGTCCAACTGCCGCGGGCAGCGGACAGACCCGAGCTAGCGGGCGCGCTCGTCGCCGGGCTCCGCGCGCTCCACGCCGTTGTCCTTCACCGTCAAGAAGGCGGTGATCTCCTTCGTGGCGCGCTCCAAGGTCGGCAGCGACTTGAACTCGGCCAGGTCGTCGCACTTCGAGACCACGGGAACGTGCCACGAGTAGGTCTTCTTCTCGACAAGCCGGCTGGTGAGCATCACCGGGACGGCCGGGTGCGGCGTGAGCTTGGACACGTCCCGGCCGGCCGCCGCCTTGGCGTCGATGTCGGCCTGCGACAGCGGCAGGAAGGGGTAGAGGTTCGCGGCCTCGGCGCGGGCCGACTTGTTGCCGCAGAAGAACTCCAGGAACCGGCCGGTCGTCGCCTCGTAGACGAGGAAACTCGGCCCGTACATGCAGTTGCTTTCTTTTTCCGCCGACGCCACCTGGATGCGCTTGAACTCCTCGCACTTCGGGTCGTAGCTGACGATGATCGCGTCCTTGTCGCTCATGTCGATGGCCTTCGGCCGGCGAGCGAAGGGGATGATGAACACCCGGTCGCCCAGGTCGTTCACCTTGTCGTCGGGGAGCGGAATGCCGTAATTGCCGGGGCCCACGAGCTTCTTGTTGACGGCGTGGCCCTTGGTGTACAGTTGCAGGCGGGCGAGGAAGGCACCGCTCTGCGCCAGTTCGGCGAACTGCTCGTCGCTGCCGATCTGCGTGGATGGGAGTTGCTCGGGCCCGATGGGCACCAAGCTGTTCGGGGACTGGGAATGAGACATTGCAACTACCTCAACACTGGTGAAAGGAAACGAAGACAAGAGAAGACAGAGAAGCTAGCGTTCTGAGGCCGGCGGCTCCTTTCTGGGCTGACGGGCCCGGTTCATCACAGCCTGGCGTTGGGCTTCGATGCTTTCACGATCCAGATGCAGCACCCACGCAAGGGCCGCGTGCCAGGCATCGGTCAAGGTCTTGCACTGCTCGGCCACCAAGACCAGGGCAGCGCACTGCGGTTCTTCGTACTCGGCGATGACCTGCTTCCACGGCCGGCCGTGCGGAACCGGCGTGAAGTCGGTCGTGAAGAAGGCGTCCAGCTTCCCCTGCCGAACGGCCTCTTGAAACTGTTTCAAGAAGGCTTGAACCAGCGGCCGGAACTCGGCCACCGACATCGTGCGGGCGGCGTCGAAGAACTGCGGTTGAAACTTGTAGGGGACCCGGGCCCATTCGTAGGCCGAGCCCAACGGCACCTCGCCACGGTCCACCGCAAGCTGGTAATCCTTCCGCAGGTTCAACAGCCCCAGCGTCTCACGGACCCACTGCGGATTCTTGTGCAGGATGCGGGAGCTGATCTCCGGCAAGCCGACGCCCGGGTGGGCCTCGATGATCTTCTTCACCTGGCGGGCGTACTCGGCCGGCGTGGTCTCCGGCCGCAGGGCGTTGGCCTGAATCTGGATCGCCAACAGGTCGTCGTCGGTCAGGTCCTTCACCAGGCAAGGCAGCGGCGTCCGGCCGGCCTCGCGCGCGGCCGTGACGCGGTAAAACCCATCCGCCACGTCGTACTTGCCGGGAAAGCGCCCGGACGGGCGGACCAGGATCGGGTTCAGGATGCCCCAGTCAGCAATCGAATCGCGCAGTTCCAAATAGGCCACGCTCGTGCGGTCCACCAAACGGAGCACCACGGGCGGTTCGACAAGGTGATCGAGCGAGAGCCACTGCAACTGGTCGTTCACACCCTAATCAATGGCCAAAATCCACGCAATTTCCCGCACGCGCGGGAAAATCCCGCGATTTTGGCCATTGATTAGGGTATCTGAGGCACGCTTCTCCGTGCCAAATGCGTGTAAACGCATCAATCGACCCTCTGCGGAGATTGTGAATGGCCGCCGTTAGCGAAGCCCTCCGTAACTTCCTCAACGCCCGCAAGACGCCGGCCAACGCCGACCTGATCGAGCGCTGGGGCATCTGCATGGAGACGCAAGTGAACGTTGCGGTCGGCGAGGGAGAACCGGTCGCCGGCAAACGGTCCACTTACGTCAACGGGGGCGATAGCTGGTGGAACATCCGTGTGCCCAAGGATGCCGACTCCGAACCATCCTGGGACGACTACGAGCTTCGATACTCCCTGACCGACCACGCGGAAGGCATCGGCTGCACGGGCTGGGATTGGCCGAATCGACGATCCCGTTGGGTGGCCTTCGACTTCGACGACTTGACCAGCCACGCCACGGGCGTCGGTGTCACCGATGAGGCCCTCCTGAAAGTCCAAGAGGCCGCCTCGCAGCTTCCCTACCTGGAAACCCGGCTGAGCACCGGCGGCAAAGGACGACACCTCTACGTCTATTTCGGGGCCGATGGCATTCCGACCGAGAACCACACAGTTCACGCCGCGCTGGCCCGCTGCATCCTGGGCATGATGTCCGCGGAGTGCAACTTCGACTTCGCCTCGCAGATCGACTGCTGCGGCGGCGTCATGTGGATTTGGCATCGCAAGATGACGCCGGAGAACGGCGGCCTTCGCATCATCAAGCCCGCCACCAAGGTCCTTGCCCTTGCCGACTTGCCGCCGAACTGGCGGGACCATATCGAAGTGGTCACGCACAAACGGTCCAAGGTGCGAATCAACGAAGTCTCCGACGAGAGGCTGGACATCTTCGAGACCCTGACCTCGGCACAAACGATCATTCCGCTGGACGGGAAGCACAAGGCCGTAATCGAAACCTTGCAGCAGTCCGGCTACACCACTCTATGGGTGAGCGACCACAACCTCTTACAGACGCACACCTGCGCGCTCAAGAAGCTCATGGACGAGCAGGCCAAGGAATTGAGACTGGAGGGCGTGTTCGAGACGAACTCTCGGGGCCGGCACCCGGACACCCCGAACTGCTTCATGTTCCCGTTGCCCAATGGCGCGTGGCGGGTCTACCGATTCTCGCCCGGCGTCTCGGAAGCGGCGACCTGGAGCCAGGACAAGAAGGGATGGACGACTTGCTACTTCAATCGGGCCCCCGATTTGCCCGCTGCCGCCAAGCTCCACGGCGGCCTTCTGGACCCGGAAAAGAAGGGCTACACGTTCTCCAATCCCGAGGACGCCATGAAGGCGGCTAAGATGCTGGGCCAGCCGGAAACCATCATCGACTCCCTGTTCGCCGGCCGCGACACGACGCTCAAACCAGACAAGGACGGCCACCTGATCGTCGAGATCGAACGCCGTAAAGAAGATGCAGAACAACCGAAGCCGCAAGGCTGGCTTGCCAAAAAGACCAAGTGGGTCCGCGTTTTCGAGACCACCATACCCAATGGCCGTGAAGACGAGACCACTACCCAAAGCGCTCAATACGACAACGTCCTGCGTGCCATCAAGACGCCAGCCGAACAGTTTGTCGCCTGGGCACTCTACGAGGCGAAGCGGAAGAAATGGGTCTACCACCCGGTCGGCAACGTCAAGATGCGGCTGCAAAGCCTCGGCAATGCCAAGGACGAAGCCGAGTGCATCATGGGCAGCGTGCTTGAGGAGAGTTGGGAACTCGTGACGCTTCCGTTCCGCGACGAATATCCCGGGCGGCGGCAATGGAACCGGGACGCCCCGCGGTTCGCCTTCCCTCCGGCTGACCTGAAACCCGATGAAGTTCCCTGCCATCCTCATTGGGACATGATCTTCGATCACCTCGGCGGCGAGCTAACGCCGGTGCTCAAGACGCTCTCCTGGGCCCAGAAAGCCGGTATCCGCACTGGGGCCGACTATCTCCGCGCTTGGGTCGCCTGCGCCTTCCGCGAACCCTTCGAGCCGCTGCCATACCTGTTCATGTTCGGGCGGCAGGACATGGGCAAGAGCACCTTCCATGAAGCCTTGATGTTCCTGGTGACAAAGGGCGTCGTCCAGGCCGACAAGGTGCTCAAGACCCGGGGCGACTTCAATGGCGAATTGGTCGGGGCCATCATCTGCGCCGTCGAGGACACGGATATGTCCAAGAATCCCGAGGCGGCCAACAGGATCAAGGTCTACACCACGGCCCGCACGCTCTCCATCCGCGAAATGCGGATGAACACCTACCAGACCCCCAACACCACGCACTGGGTACAGACCGCCAACCACCAGCATGAATGCCCCGTGCAATCGGACGACACGCGCATCACGGTCATCGAAGTGTGCGACCTGCTCGACGAGCAGAAAATCGCCAAGCAGATCATGGAAGCCAGGCTCAAGGAACAAGCCCCGCACTTCCTGTACACGCTGATGCACTTGCCGCTGCCGCCGGTCATCGACCGTCTGCGGCTGCCGGTCGTGACCACGGCCAGCAAGTCCCGCGTCATCGAACAGAACAAGGACGCCTTACAGCAGTTTCTCGACGAAGGCTGTGTCGTGAAACCCGACGCCCGGCTGCGTTGGGGCGAATTCTATGACGCCTTCCAAGAGACCGTGGAAGCCAGCGAGAAGCACGTTTGGTCCCGCACCAAGGTCAGCCACTCCCTGCCCAGCAAGCACCCGATTGTGAAGAGCCACGGTCAACGCTGGGTCCTGAACCTCGCACTCAAGCCGCCTGACGCAGCCGAGGTGAATCAATGAGGATTCTCGTCTACGCCACCACCCGCCGTATCACTCGATCCATCCTCGGCGTGCGGCTTGTCGCCGACGTGGACGCGGATCAAGAGCCCGAGGACCCGGACTACTTCGCCGCCCAGTACGAAGGCGATTTCATCGACATCCCATCAGGAGAACGCGACTGTGAAGTACAGCATGATTGACAACGGCAAGCGGCAATCCTTCGGCAAGGGCATGGCGATCCGCGACACCGCCGACGACAAGCCCCGTCCCGACCTGATCTCGCCGTTCGCTGACGAGCGTTTGGGCCATTGGCTCCGCATGGGAGCCCGCAAGTACGCCGAACGCAATTGGGAGAAGGGGATGCCCTTCTCGCGGTGCGTAGCCTCCTTGCGGCGACACGTCATGCGCTACCAGCAGGGCCGGCGCGACGAAGATCACCTGGCTGCCGTCCTCTTCAACGCAATGGCCTTGATCCACTACGAGGAAATGATCGAGCGCAGCGTGCTCCCGGCCAGCCTGAACGACATGCCGATCTACGAGAAGATCGCCGTCCGGCGGCGTCGGCCTCGCAAGGTTCGGAGGACCCACAAGTCCAAGGCCCGCCGACGCAAGTAGCCCTCTGCCCCGGCCCCGGCCCTGCGACACCGCAGGGCCGGAGGCAAACTGACCGAGCACACCAAATGCAAACCTATTCCGGCCTCGTGCATCTCAACGGCAACCTGCTCGTCTCGGTGGACCTGGAGACCACCGGCCGCCAGCCGGGCTACCACGAGATCATCCAAGTCGCGTGCGTGCCCCTGGACTCGCAGTTGAAGCCCTCGGCCACCCTGCGGCCGTTCTCCACGAGCGTCCGGCCCGACTATCCCGAGCGGGCTGAGAAGGGTGCAATGTGCAAGCATGGCATCCCAATGGAGGACCTGCTCCTGCACGCCCCAAGCCAGGACAAGGCGCGGGACCTGCTGGTCGAGTGGTTCGAGAGCCTGGACCTGCCGTTCAAGAAGAACCTCACGCCGCTGGCCCACAACTGGGCCTTTGAGGCATCGTTCCTCAAAGCCTGGCTAGGCATCGCACTCTTCGAGGAGATTTGGCACGGCTTCGCCCGCGACGGGATGCTGCTGGCCATCGCCATCAATGATCGAGCGGCGATGCGGGGCGAGGAGCTTCCCTTCAACCGGGTCAGTCTCGGCTCGCTCTGCAACAAGTTCCACGTCGTCAACGCCCATGCCCACGACGCCCTGGCGGATGCCGTCGCCGAGGCGGAAGTCTACCGGGCCCTGGTTCAGATGTACTGAGGTGAACAGTGGGACCAGTCCTCACGCTCGACAACTGGAACTCGATCATCCAGCAGGTCAATGCGCTGGCCGGCAGCCCGCCGGCCGGCTGCAATGCCGTCGCGCCTTTGCAGCAAGTGACCGATCCGCACCTCTGGTCCAAGACCGACATTCAGCAGGTCCAGCAGACGCTCCAGAATATCTGCTCGTCGGACACGTTCGACAGTCCGATCCCCGACCTCTGGAAGCAGAAGACCATCGACGACATCCTGGCGGCCATCCAGAACGGCTGGTGCAACTGCCAGCAGCTTTCCGAAGTGGCCTACCAGGTCGTCAAGATTCACGGCTGCGAGAAGTACGATTGCCAGAACTTGCCGCCTGACCCACCGTACTGGCCGACTTACGTGCAAGGTGGCACCAACCTAAGCTCTCAGATACTCAACGCCTGCAACCTTTATGCACAGGCCCATGACGCCTGGTGCGCCGCCAAGGCCCAACTCGCCACTGCGCAAAGCAAGTACCCGCCGGACCAGAACCTTATCAACTCCCTGCAAGCGACGGTCAACGCGAAGCAGACGGACATGACCACGCAGTCAACGACCGCCGACAATCTCGCCAACGCGCAAAACAACCTCTGCCTGAACTATCCAATCGCCGGTACAAGCGAGAGCGGCGTGAAGAATATGTGGTTCATGGTGATGAACCTCACGCCCCGCAAGTGGATCAATCGGCCGTGTGGCCAGTTCAACTGGATGGGCAACAATTGGACGCTTGGCTACCAGCCAAACGGTGCCGGTGCCTTCACGTATTGCTGCAACGGCTATTTCACGCCGAACGGCATCCCCTTCCTTGGCATGTGGGGCTCCTCCGCTCCCCTGTCCGCGACCGTCGCCGTCTGGTGTTGCGACGGGCCGGGTGGAGCAGGCTGCGATGCCGACCCCGACTATTCCTGGTTTCCTCCTTACGCGCCAAGGAATATGTGCTGGATCGCCGAGAACACGACGCAGATGGATGGCTACACCACCTGGCAGATCGTTGAGCGGTACTACGCCAACTAGGAGACGGACCCATGCCGCCAGTCATCGAACCGGACGGGACCATCCGTTACAGTGAACCGGCAACTGCGATTCCTGCAGATTGGACGCCGAGTGCGGACAACCCGCAAGTCTACCTGCCGCCGTGGAAGCACTGCGCCCACCGCTTGCTCGGCTTCAAGACCACGACAATGGAGCTTACGCCGACCTGCCTGCTGGCCGGCGGCCCGGTGCCGATTTCCGACTGCATCAACTGCCCCAACTGCAAGGAGCCGGGGCCGGACCACTACTACAACCTGGACCCTCGCAACCAGGTCCGGCCTGAATCCCCGAACCCGGGACACGGCCCCGGCTACCAGTACACCGTCGTCGCGGAGCTTGGCAAGCCCCCGCAACCCGCTCCGCGGCCGGGCAAGACCGTACCTGAGCCCAGTCCGCCGCCTAGCGGTCCGGTACTCCCGCCCACGTCCTCGCGGCTGGCCGAGCTTGGCCAGACCTTGCCGCCGACCGCGCCTACCGACCGGCCCGTCCACTTCGAGCCGGATGGCAGCATCGTCTACGAGCCGGTCGAAGGCCAATGGGAACCGCCGCGGGACATCAACGGCTACCAGCGTGATCCGAATAACCCGCTGCGGTTCATCCCGCTCTGGCCGCAATGCCAGTTGCGGCACCAACTGGCCGTCCGGTATCCCAACTGCGGCTGCATCAACGTAGTCATGCGGTGCAACAACCCGGTGGTGCCAGAATTCGCCGACCGGCTGGCGTACACGACCTGCAAGAAGTGCCCGCTCAGGAGAGCGACATGAGTCAGCCTTGCGACAAATGCCCCGAGAGTGCGGGCATCGTAATCCCGCCAACTGGCAAGCCCGCAAGCCAGCCGTCCGTCGCCAACTACGTGGTCTACACGGGTGGTCCATTCGTTCTCCTTTACCGCATGGTCGAATTGGCCATCCCGCCGGATGCGGACCTGAAACACGGTCGGCCGGCGTTTCACGACGACGGCTCGCTGGAGTATCCTCCAGGCGAAACCGAACCCGAAGACATCGAGGGCTATCAGCGTGACGCCGAGACCCCGCGGCGTTTCCATCCTGTGTGGCCGGAGTGCCTCCACCGCCCGCTCTGCGTATCCGTCCGCGATCAGTTGCTCATCATTGCCGCTAGGTGCCAGCAGCCGGCGACAGGCCGCATGAATCGCATCGTCACGATGAACGAGTGTCAGGTATGTACCGAGCGGCGTGCCCCTCACCCCGCCCCGCCCCTGCCAAGGCCCGGCCCTTCACCAGACAACCGCCGAGTTGAGCACCTTTAGCGTCGTTCGCACGACCCTTGCTCCACACTCCACGTTACTCAGATCGGAAGTGTCAATCTGCTCCACTCGCTTGAAGTGCTTTGCGTATTCTTTGTTGGCCCGATCAAAGCTCTGGATCAAACCGTCGAGAATCGTTTGGCTCATAATCCTTCCCGGCTTGTCGGTCAGCAGGTTCTTGTGTTCCCGGTCTAGTGCCACTCGTGGCCTTGCCGTCATAAAGAACACGATGTCAACAAACCTGCAAAACCGCTTCAGGAGGAAGTAATCTACCATCACTTTCTTTTCCTGACTGGTCAGGCGATTATTGTCTGCGTGCCATTGAATCCAGGCCAGGGCATCAAACACTCCCCGATCAATGATGACGAACTCCGGGGCTCTTTCGAGTGCCTCAAGAAGCCAGCAGAGCGACGTTGATGCCGTCCAGACGTTGTAATGGAAGCTGCACTTGTCGGAGAGCGGCGACACGCTTCCACTTTCGCCTATCGTGCGGACGCGGAAGGCATTTCTGCGCAGGAACATCGCAAGACTGTGCGCCGTCGATGTCTTCCCCGATTTTGGCGTGCCGGAGAACTCAATGACCAGTGGCCTGTTGATGTGGACGATGTTCTCTCGCAACTCTCCTGCAAGAGCCTCCAGTTCATCAATCATTCTCTGCTTGTCTTTCTCCTGCGATGTTCTCGGCGGTCTGTTCTTTGCTCGGCGCATCAGCGTTCTCCTGTTCTTGGAATTGCCAGCGTGGCGATGTTATACTTTGGAAGGCCGTTGTCGCCAGTTCGGTTGACAGTCTCGATTGCGCGAGGATCACAGATACTTCAGCCGCTCGCCTCTTAAAGTCCAGGTAGCCGGGGTCATCTCCACCCCGCCATTTCAAAGGAACACTGTCACGAATGGCGCTCCGCAAACCCTGGTAATGTTGGCGAAAACGTCCAAGGGAGGCAATGTCGCTGTCCGACAAGCGGCGCGCCGCTGCAATCTCGGTGACGATCGCTTCGACTCGACCTTCAGTTGACGAAATCCGCTCTAGCAGTTTCCACCGACGATCAGCGAAGTCTGGAAGGTCGTTCTTCTCGTAGACGGTGTACCTCCACAGTTTCCAAATTGCAAAGAAGTCCCCGTACAGAAAGTGGAACTCCTTCCGGGCCTCAAGAGCGAGTTCGCGTGCCTTTTGCTTTACGTTCCAAAAGACTGTCAGCCTCTTCCCGACAAGCCACACAACGCCGATGCTCACCATACTGAAGAGGAAGGTTGGTATGGCCTTCACTACTTCGTCACCAAGCGATACCGGCATCGGTCTGTCTCCAAAAATGGCCTCTTTCCGCGGAAAATCACCGCTGCTCCGCGATTGCGGCCAGTTCCCTGACGGTCCGGTCGAGTTCCTCAAGCAGCGGACTCGTGCCCGACCGCTTCAGGACATCAACTATTTCACGATAATACCAGAGGTTCAGCCTGCCCCCTCCTTGCAACCGTTCCCAGAAATCGCCACCTTCACAGCGGTAGCCGCGCAGCGATGATCTGACATTGTGCAGCGTATCGGCCGCAACAACCAGGCGGATGGACGGTGAGGCGTGGATCAGTCTCGCCAAGAAAGCGTCCTTACGTTCCTGCCACGGCCCTTTTGGAACCGTGTACGTATCTGTGCATCCCTCAACAATCGTTGTGACCGTCTCCCCAAACCGTTGGCGGATTACCTCGGCCGTTGCTGAACCACCTTGGTCTTCAATCGCGTCGTGCAACAGGGCTGCAATTGCCTCATCTTCGTCGGCACCGTAATCCAATGCGATGGACGCAACGCCGAGCAAATGTGCCACGTATGGGACGCCGCCGAACTTGCGCACCTGTTTCGCGTGCAACTGGGTTGCGTACTTCAAGGCGTCGTCAAATCGCGCGCTCAGTTTCATTCATTCTGGATGCTGTTAGAGCAAAATCACGGTCGGCCATTCACTCGCCTCGTCTCGCGGTGTACCCAATCGCAGTGCTGGAACATGGGTTGGCCGCTAGGCGCGGTCCCCTCCTTCTCCGATTCCCCCGCTGGGGCGGATTGCCCACCCTGCTCCCTCATTGTGCGCTAGCATAGTCAAAAGGCTGGCGGTACACAAGTGGCCTGCGGGAAGGCAGTTGGGCAAAACGCGCCGCGTCAAGTAGCCGTCCCAACCCGCAAGTAGGCAACGGGTATCGACTAAATGCCGGGCCCGCATATCGGCGACCGAGACCCGGTGTGGCCGGCCAACGCCACCCCCACGGGAATGGGGGGGACGTGCCGTTATCCAACCGGTCGCCGCGTGCCTTCCGAGGCCACCAACAGAATGGCGCGTGGCGTCGGGAATGTCTAGGGACTGCTCCGAAACAGCCGCCGCCTGTCACGCTTCAGGCACCCGGGTGGGGGCGTCGGCGACGGGGCGCGCTCGCGCTTGGCGTGATGATCGGGAAGCGGCACGGACAAGTGTGCCATAGGTGGGCAAAACGTAGAAGGGCATCCGGGCGTCTTGCGCCCGGATGCCCTTTCTCACGTCTCGACGTTTCCGCGTTACGGAATCGGAACGGGGCAGTCGGGGTCGGGCCCCAGGGCTGCCACACGTTCCTGGCGAATGGCCTCGGCCGCCGCGCGAGCCTTGGCGATGTCCTCCTGGACGGTCGCCCCATCTTTGCCTTGCGATGGCACAAGCACCATGTCGCTATGGGTTGGCTTCGGGAGGTTGATGCCCAGCACGGCTTTTGTCCTCCCTACTCATCGGAACTGCATTCGGCGTCGGCGTTGCAGCCGGGCCGGCAGTCCTTGGTGTAGACCCACTCCGGGTCCTGGCTCGATGTCTGCCGGCGCATGTGCTCAGCGGCACGTGCGCCAGCGACATCTTGGTCGATGGCCGCTTGATCGCGGCCTTGAGCCGGAATGATTGCCATGTCGGAGTGAGTCGGCATCGGGTTGCCGTACTCCTTCATGGTTTAGAGCCCCTTCCACTGGCCGTCGTACTTCTGCGCCTTGTTGACCTCGGGGGCCTTCACGTCGCCCGACTCCTGCATCGCCTCGCTGAAGTCGGCCCGGCGGTCCGTGTGATCGCCGGTGCTGCCTTCGGCCTGGACGAGGATGTTGTCGAGGTGGCCGTTGTCGGCCGGGGGTCCTACGGTGTTCATCGTACTACCTTTCGTGTTGATGGAAACCAAACTGAACGCACACTCCACTCGCACGCACACGCACTCGCGTCACACGACTGCCGTTGACGCTACTTCTTGCCCCTGCGGTGGTGGGCAAACTCACGCAGACGCCGCGCCAACGCGATCTGGCGATTGGTCGTCGGGTCCTTGTGCTTCTCCCGCATGAACTGCGACAGGCTCTCGCCCGCCGCCTTGGCCTTGGCAGTCAGGGCCCCAGGGTGCTTGATTGCGCCCTGAATCCACTTTTCGGCCATCGGTCGTTCCTTTCATCGCTACTAGCCACCAGAGCCACCGGAGCCGCCGGACCCGCCGGAGCCACCAGAGCCGCCGGAGCTACTCTGCAAGAAAGCCGTCCCTGCACCCACCTTTTTGCCGTTCGCATCGTACTTGAAGTCGAACGGAGCGCCGTCGGTCTTGTCCGCCGTGACCACTTTCGCCGCCGTGCCATCCACCATGACCGTCGCGGTTCCACCGCTTGCAGTGGTTCCACTGCCTCCACTCCCGCCGCTTCCTGCCACGAGCTTCAGCAGATCGCTCAGGTAGCCGAACTGCTGCTGACTGCCCGTGCGGGCGTCCGTCACCTTGGTCTTCCACAGGTCGATGGTGATAGGCGTCGGAGGATCGGGAGACACAGGCATGGGGTCCGAGTCTTTCAACCGATACGATTTCATATTCAGCATCGGTCGCAGGACGGCCCATATCGCCTGGAACTGCTGGGCAGTCGCAAGCGCCTGTGCCTTGAACTCGAAGTCCGTTGGAGTCGGGTCGCCCCAATCGCTCCTTCCGCGAAACACCACGTTCGGACCGCCGACGAAGACCGCGCCAGTGCTCGTGATCCCGGACGTGTCCCCGACCGGAAGGTTGCCGTTAGCGCCTATTCCGATCCCGCCGCCCCCAGCATTGTTGCTGTCGATGTCCGTTTGAGGCGGCCAAGTGGTCGTTTTCGGCAAGGCTGCCGGCCAGTAGAACGGGTCCTGGGTCATCGCGCCGGCACGGACCGGCACTGCACACTCAAACTCAATACAGTTGTTGGCCGAGTTGTAGGCCGCACGCTCAACCAGCACCGGCACCGCCGTCGAGGCAACGTAGCCTGGTGCATCGAACGTCACGCAGTCGAACGCCTCCAGGTTCAACTTGTGCAAGTACGAACGAAACCTCACGCGCTTCCATGCGTTCGAGAAACGTATCAGCCAGAACGTCGCCATCTTCAAGACAACATCCGGCTGGTTGAAGATGTACCAGTCGTAGTCCCTCTCGTAGAGACCGTATTTCTGGACGTTGTGGCGCAGGATCATATACTGCGTCGAGTTGGCTTCCGTGCCAGCGTATTGACCACCCGGCGTGTAGCCGATGTGCCAGGTGACGTTCATCTTCGTCACGATGTCCTCCGTGCGCGTGTACTCGACCTCCATGCCGTGCTCGGCGTCGATGTCGCTCACGGCGATCGTATCCACCGGTGTCGGCTGCTCCGGCAGATACTTGAGGTAGATGACGCTATCCTCGATCCACATGGCGCACCGCGACTGGAAACAAATCTCTTTGAGGACCTGAATGACGTTCTTCCGCGACAAGAGCGGGAAGTTCGCCGGGAAGGGAACCATCTTCGTCTTGACGTAGTTGAAGCTGTCCTCGTCCCAACTCAAGCCCGACGTGTTGCAGTAGTTGTCGATGATGTAGGTCAGGATGTCCACCACGTTCGGGCCTACGCTGGACTGGAACGTGATGTAAAGCTCGTCCGACCATCCCTGAATCTGCATCCCGTTCACGTCCTGATACCAGATGGTGCTCAAGGGCTGGTTGAGCACGACCTGGACTGCGGTGACGCTGCCGTAGTTCTGCGTGGTGATCTTGTAGTAGCTGCTCGGCACCACCGTCAGCCGCCGCACGCCCTCCAAGGTCTGGTAGGCTTTCACCGCCAAGACCGTACCCGGCGTAATCGAAGCGATGTAAGTCACGGTCGGGTCCGTGTAAAGCCGGACCTTGGAACCGGCATCCGCCCAGAACTGCTTGATGATGGGCTGCCAGTCCACGTTCTCCAAGGCATCCGGGAGGGTGGCGATCCAAAAGCCGGACATTGACTTCTCGCACGGCGTAAAGAAGTCCCCCAGGCCGCACGGCACCGGCGCACGGTAGTCAAACGGTTCGGGCGGCATCGGCGGCGGCAAGCAGACCTGCGGCGTGGCGTAAGGAAACGGCCCGTAGCCGGCCTGCTGCATCGCGGAAAGAACCTCGTTCTGCACCTGCGCATCGACCTGCGCTTGCAGGTAGGGATTCGACCGGCTGGAGACGTAGAACTCTTCGCCCTCGAAGTGCCCGGTAAAAAGACCGTCCTTAATCTGGATCGTGACCGTTTGATTCTGCGGGAAGTCCTCGCCGCCGAGAATCTGAATCGGGTTCTGCCCCAGCCCGAGTTGGTTCGCAAGAGCGATCTGTTCATTGCGGCGGGCCTGGGCGCACTGCTCCGCCTTCTGCATCCGCCCAATTTCGGCCCCGATCTGCGCGTTGATCTTGTTCGCCTGGTCGAGGTACTGCTGCGACTTGGCCTGATCGACTCCCATCCAGCACTCGGAAACCTCCATCAAGAAGCCCGCGTGCTGCGCCTCTTTCGCAATTGCCCGCAGCTTCTTGCGGTCCACATTGGTGCCGTTGCCGTAAAGCGGACTGCCCCTATACTCTTCCAAGCCGGCCAGGATGCCCACGCCCGTCAACGCGGTCCCCTCGACCGCCATGTTGACCTTCAAGGCCGGATAATCGTACACCAGCCCGAAGATTATCGGCCACGCCTTCCCCACCATGTCCGCCGGGACGTAGGGGAAGTTCCCCTCTTCCGCCGAGAAGCCGATCTCCTTGTCCTCGATATGTGACAGCGCGGTGATCTTGACCGTCCGGTCCCGCTCGTTCCAACTGACCGGCGTGTTGATTAGGCCCGAGAACACCAGGAACTTGTTGCTCAGGTCCAGGCCGTTGAACCATTGGTACAGCCGCACCGGCTGCTTGTGGAAATCGTACTTGTCGAACATCGCCTTGATCGAGCCGTCCGTGTCGTCCAGCGTGACGCTGATCTGCCGCGACGGGCTGTTCTGCATCGTGATGTCAATGGCGTCGTCCAGGTCGCCAAGCTCGACGATGGCACCAGGAATCAGGCCGCCGCCCGGAAGGGGAATGTCGCGGTCGGCGTAAGAGCACGTCTTGGCACCGACATACCAATCCACCTCGACAATGTTGATCGGCTCGGTGCCCGTCCGCTGGGCGATCTTCGCCAAGGCATCGGCAGGAATGTTACGCATAGCGGACCCCCTCGAATTCCAAGTCGATATTGACCAATGCCCCGCGGGGCATCGGCGCGATCGGCGGATCGGCCTTATCCGACGTGTCGAACTCGAACGGGTTGCTGGTGAAGTTCCCCATCCATTGCCGGCCTCGGTGATCCGTCACCAGGACCTTGGAGGCGAAGTAGGACCAGATGAAGGCCCGCAATTCCAGCGCCTTGTTCCGACTCAAAATAAACGTCCACTTGAACTTCCGGCGTCCACCCTTCGTCTTGACGTAGGTGTACCGCGTGCCGTCCATCGCCCGCTGCACCGATACCGCGACGGTCAGGTTCATGGCATCGCTGAACTGTGGACTCGGCAACACGGTGCCCGTTTGCAACGTCGGGTATGGAGCCTGCAACTGGAACATGACCGCCCCCCTCGTTACGCCTCAACCAGTTGGCCCTCGAATTCCAAGCTCGCCGTGAACATATCGCGGCCGTCTTCTAGCGCTGGATCGTTGGGGTTGGTGACGATGCCCGTCCAGCGCCGCTGCTCCCAGTCCCAAATGCCGATCTCCTGGCCGACATGGTTCTCCATGAACTCCAAGAGGGCCTCCGCTTGATCGACGCTCAGCCCGGAAATCGTCAGCACCAGGGTCTCGATCTTCGGCCACATCGGGTCCGCGTAGACGATCAACGTGCCGCCGCGGGTCTCGCGGCTGACGCGGTTGAATTGCAGCCGGTCCTTGTCGCCGAACTCCGGGTTCCGCAGCGTCAAAGAATCCGTGACCGGTCCGCTGGCCGGGTAGACCAACGTAAAGCGGCCCGGAGCCGAGGGGTTCGGCAAGTTCTCGCCGCTCAAAGTGGCCGGCGGGGGCGGCGGATTGCCGCTCGTGCCGGTCCCGATGAACGGGGAGTAAACCGCCTCGGCCGCCTTCAGCGGCAGCGAGTAGGTGAAGGACTGCTCGACGGAGACATCGGACTCCGCGGACAGTAGCCGCACGACCGCCACGACGGCGCAGTCGCCGATCGTCAACGGGTCCACCGTCGGCTTGCCAACGGACACCGCCGCCAAGTCGCCAAGCTGGATCGCATCGACCTGGGTTCCCACCTCCGACCGCGCCGCGACCTGCCCCAGGGGCAGGACATCCGTGGCCGCAGCCGGGATCGCACTGGCACGAGTCAAACCGACGTGAGCCTCGTGGCCGAAGGAAAGCAGGTCGCCCGCGCCTTGACCGACGTGCTGGACGACGCTGCTTGCGGCATCCGTCAGGCCGCTCGGGGTCGGTATCCAGCTTACCGTGTCTGGATCGTAGACCTGAGTGATCGTCTGGAGGACATCGGTGGCCGAAACGCGGATCGGCACGCCGGTCACTCCCACACCATCCACCAGCGTCAAGCTGTCCGTGGCATCGGCTTGGATATGCGTGTCGTGGACATCGTTCAGGTCCACCAGCGACAGCACATCGGTCGCCGAGAGCACCACCAGCGTGTTATGCGCATCAGCTTCGTCCAGCAGCCCCAGGACGCTCACACTCCACGGGGAGCCGATCTTCTGGACCGTCGCCGACTGGGCCAGGGACAACGGATCACTGATCCGCTTGCTTGCGGACATCACGACATTCTGGTAGAGCGACAACGCGCTCGCGGCCTGGAATGCCCGTGCCCGCAGCGTGTGGGCCGTATCCGCTACCACCAGATCACTGCTGGTCGCGCTCACCGGGAAGGAGTGGATAGCGCCGGCCCGCTGGCCTGCCACCAGATTGGTCGTCGTATCCGCGGTGAAATGCTGACCACAATAGGGGTAATCCGGCAGGACGATCGCGCTCGACGCCGCAAGTGTGTGAAGCACTTGGGACGCCGCTTGATCGGCCACAGACAGGGCACCTACGCTGTCCGCCAGGACCGCGGGAATGCGCTCGGTCGTCAGCGACAAGTCGCCGAAAGCGCACGCCGTCGCGTCGCCGTTATTGGCTGTTACCTGGAGCCGATAGTAGCGATACGCCCCGGTCGTCGCCAGCGGATAATGCCGCCGTTCGCCCGGCGACCAGTTTGTCTCCGTGCTAATGTCGCGGGTCAGCGTGTCCCAAGCCGTGCCGTCCATCGAGCCCAGCAGGGCGAACGCCTGGGGCATCTGGTCCATCGACCCGTCGAACGGGGCCCATAACGCAAACGAGAGCACTTCCGTCGGCGCGGTAAACTGGTACTGCCACCAGCAAGGGAACGAAGCCGCTTGCGAAGCGACGGTGCCGTCGTGGTAATCGTTGTCGAACGCCTTGTAGGCGTTCGCCGAGGCATCCGACGAGCTTGCCGTCCCGGCCGGCAGCGTGTTGCTGGCCATCACCGGCACAATGCTCGGCGGCCCGTACAGGAACAGTTCGCCCAGCGACACCGAATCGGGGCTGCCGTTGTTGGCCGTGATCCGCAGCCGGTAATAGGTGTACCAGCCGGGCGAAGTCACCGCGTAGATGCGTTTTTCGCCCACCTGCCAGTTGGCCGCATTGACGACTTGCGCTAAGGTGTCCCAGGTCGCGCCGTCGTTCGAGCCTTGGAGCCAGAAGTTCCGCGGCATCTCCTCGGCGTAGCCGTCCGACCGGCCCCACAGCGCGAACGCCTCCACCTTTTGCTGCGTGAGGAACTGGTACTGCCACCAGCAAGGAAAGCTCGCCGCCAGCACGCTCATGTGGTCGGCGTCGTTCAGCCCGTCGAACACGCGGTAGGCCGGGAAGCTCCCGCCGCCGAACAGACCGGACGAACTCGCCACGCCCAGGGGCGTCGTGCTGTCCGTCATTATCGGCGTCAGCGGCAAGCCGACCGCCAGCTTCACGACAGCGTTATTGTGGTCCAGCGACAGGGTATCCACAGCCCGCTTGACCGTGAGCACGGCGGATGCCGACTGGCCCAACGACAGGGCGCTGGTCGCCGCCCGGATCGGCAGGGCCACCTTGTCCAGCAGCATCGCCCCCAGGCGCGCACCGGACGTGCCCAGCATCGCGCTGCCGATCACCGGCGCGCTGCTGCCGCCCTCGCTGCTGCCACCGCCCCCGCTGCTGCCGCCACTGCTGGCGGCCGTCATCGCGGAGATCGGCAGTTCGGAAAGTGGCGAGCGTCCAAGCATGGCTTAATACGACTGGTTGTATTGCAGGATCGTGCCGGTGCCGCTGTCGCTGATTGTCTGGCTCCCCAAGTCGCACAGCGCCACCAAACAGTTGGAACACCCGCTGTCGATCTGGACCGAATGAGAACCATTCGTTTGGAACCGGCAGCCGATGACGCCGATCGCGTTGGCCAGCTTGCCACCGTTGTTGGAAATCCAAATCCCGGGGCCGCCGTTGGCAACCAGCACACAGCCCATGATGCTCACGTTGGCCATCGTGCCGAGGTTGTTTTGGAACTTGATGCCGGGCAGACCGCTGTTCGTTGCCTGGATCAGGCAGTTGGAGATTCGCGCCAGATCGCCTTCATCGAGGCCGATGCCGCCGACGCCGCCGCTCTTGCAGTTCGCGTCGATGTTGCAGTTGGTAATGAGGCAACGATACGATTGGTTGTCAATCGTGATGCCTTCCAGGGCGTTGGAGTCCGAATGGCAGTCCGAGATTATCGAGTCGCAGACGTGGTTCTGGGAAATGCCGATCGCGCTGTTGTCGTGCGAATAGCAGGCGTGAATCTTATTGTACTGGCAGGTCGTCGATTGCCCGTCCAGGCAGATGCCGTGCCCGGCATGGTGGTGACTCTCCACTCCGTCCACGTAGTTCTTCGCCCCCTTGATGACCAGACCGCTGCCGCCGCTCACGCTGTTGCCGTCGAACGTGAGGCCGCGAATTTCGTTGTTGTCCCCCGTGACCGTGAGACAGTCCACGCCCGCCGTCTTCTTGAGGATGGCACCCTTGGGCCCGATCAGCGATTGGCCGCTGTTGCCCAGCGACAGACCGCTGGCAACCGCATAGGACGCCGCGGGGAAGTACACCGGCAGACCGGTATTGATTGCCGCCTGAATCGCCGCGGAATCGTCCGTCGTGCCGTCGCCGACTGCACCGTAGAGCCTCACGTTGGCCGCCACCGCGGCAATCTGCGCCAGCACCAGCGCCGGACAGTCCAACCAGACGTTCTTCGTGCCAGCCCCGAAGCTCACCGGGCTCCCGCCGTTGCTGCTGGAAAGAACCTTGTCACGACTGAGCGACAAGCTCGACAGCGTGTACGTGCCCCGGCCCACCTCCCAATTCCCAGCGCCGTCGTCGATGACATAGAAGCAGGAGTTGCCGTTGCCGATGGTCGAGAAGGCGCGGCAGCCCGAGGCCGCCCCGCCGAGCGTCAGGGTGCCGGAGCCGGTCGTGGTCGTGGTTTCCTGGATGCGATCCGCAACTGTCAGCGCCATCGTCAATCTCCTTTAGCTCCCCAGGATGCCCGCCCCGTCGTCCCACGCCGCCAAGGTCGCCCAGCCGCCGATAGCCGGATTGATGGCCCCGAAGAAGATCCGGTCTATCGTGCCGAGATAAGCCGACTCGCCGTAGCTGCCGATGTTGAGCCAAAAGTGGCCGTTGTCCGAAATGTCGAAGTACCAGTTGCCGTCGTTCGGCCGGCGGATGCGGAACCACATCCATTCCACCACGGGGCAATCGTAGGCCCCAACGATGTCGGGGAAGACATAGGAGTGAAGCTGGTCCCACTTGTTGACGTTGGCCTGCTTCTTGTGCGACCAGTAGTTCTGGCACACGACCTTCCCTTGCGTGTCCATGACCCCGAGGGAAGCGCCCGACCACCACACATTACTGTTAGTCGAAGGCCCCATCGACACGCCGCGGACGGCTGCCGTAAGTTGCCAGGTCGGAGTCGTCGGTACAGGCCGGGTGAGCGCCGCATTTATCAGCGTGTTCGTCACCAGGACGATGCTGCTGCCGCTATCCGACTTGACGGCCCCGCCGCTGCCCCAGTCCTGCAACGTGAAATCGGCGGACGTGAGGATGTTTTCGTTGGCGTCGATGATGCGGAAGGCCGGCCGGCCGCCGTCGAGGAGCGGGTCGTTGTCCTGGCAGTACCGCTGCAGGTCCCCCTGCGTCAGCAGTTGATAGACGCTGACGCCGCTGGCGTGCCCCACGTTCGTCGTGCCCTCTTGAGCGCGCACCACGGTCAGGGTGTTGCCCGACCGCGCCGTGCAGAGCACCAGTTCGCTCTCGATCAGGAGGCGGAAATCGCCAGCGCTGGGAAACACTGCGCCATTGGCCACGGCAATCGACGTATCCGAAGCGCCAATCGCCCCGTTGAGGGTCGTCTGGGCATTGTTCACAAGCTCTTCGCGGCGTTGAGTCATGCGTCACCTCGCTAGCTGCCCAGGATTCCGGCCCCGTCGTCCCACGCGCCAATCGTCACGTAGGCCCCTGCGCCGCCCATGTCCATGTGCCCGCAGAGAATCCGGTTCGGCGTGCCCAAGAAGGACGATTTGCCAAAGTTGCCGACTTCGAGCCAATTCTTGCCGTTGTCCGAAATCTGGAAGTGGTAGTTGCCGTCGTTGGGGTCCGTGAACCGCATCCAGAGCCAGTCTACGGAGAAAATGTTGAAGGGGCCGACAATATCCGGCGACACGTAGCCGCCGCTGCCGTTCTGGTGCGTTATCAGCAGCCCCGCCTCGCACGACCGGTAGCGCATAATCACGGATTGGTTGCCCGTGTCCAGAACGCCGATGCAGGCCCCGCCCCAAAACGACTCGATGCTCGTGCCCATTGTCCTGACGGCCGCCGTCAACGTCCAGGGCGTGGCCGGGAGCGGGCGCGTCAGGTACGCGCCGCCGGCCCCGCAAAGCACGATGCTGTTCCCGAAGTCGTAGGCGACATTGCCGCCACTGTAGTCGAGCAGCGTGAAGTCCGCGGCACGGAGCCGGTTCTGGTTCGCATCCATGATGCGGAACGCATCGCGCGTCGTGTCGAACAGCGGGTCGTTATCGCGGAGATAGCGTTGCAAGCCGCCCTGCGAGACGACGTGGTAGACCGGCGTGGCGTCCGCGTGCGCAGCCGCCGTCGTGCCTTCCAGCCCGCGCACGACCGCCAGCGTGTTGCCGGAGACCGCCGTGCAGAGCAGCAGTTCGCTGTCGATCAGGATGCGGAAGTCGCCGCTGCTCGGAAAGACCGTGCCGTCCGCGACCGTCAAGGTAAGATCGCTGGCCGCCACCGCCCCATTGAGCGTCGTGGAACTGTCGTTCTTGAACTGCTCCCGTCGCATGTCTCGTCTCCTAAGCCCCCAAGAGGCCGGCCCCGTCGTCCCATGCGCCCAAGGTCGCCCAGCAACCGCTGCCCCAGGTGTCGATCTGCCCGAAGCAAATCCGGTTCACGGTTCCCAGGAAGGCCGTTTTGCCGAAGCTGCCGACCTCCATGAAGCGTTTGCCGTCGTCCGAGAACTGGTAGTGCCAGTTGCCGTCGTTCGGGTCCACGATCCGCAGCCAAATCCATTGCGTGCCGGCGACCGGAAGCTGCGAAACGATGTCGGGCGGAACGTAGCCGCCGTTGCCGTCGTTCTTCGTGATGTGGAGCATCCGGCGATGCGCCAGCCAACGCACGGTCACGGTTTGATTGCCCGTATCCATCGTCCCGATGCACGCCGCGCCCCATGCCGCCTGGTTGGCGGTCCCCGTGCTCCGCACGGCCGCCGTCAGCGTCCAAGTGCTCGTGGCAGGAAGCGGCCGAGTCAAGAACGTGGTGCCGACATTGAGCACGATGGACGTTCCAACATCCGCCGGTGCAGCGCCGCCCGCGTGATCGAGCAGCCCGAAGTTGGCCGCCAGAAGACGGTTCTGGTTGGCGTCCACGATGCGGAACGGCGGCCGGTCGCTGTCCACGAGCGGGTCGTTGTCGCGGAGGTAGCGCTGCAAGCCGCCTTGGGTCAAGACCTGGTAGGCCGCCGCCCCACTGGCGTGGCCGGCGGCCGTCGTCCCTTCCTGGGCGCGCGCCACGGTCAAGGTGTTGCTGGAGACGCCCGTGCAGAGCATCAACTCGCTGTCCACCAGGACGCGAAAGAACCCGGTGCCCGGGAAGGCGGTGCCGTCCACGACCGTGATCGTCGTATCGCTCGCCAGCACGTCGGTGGCAAGATTCGACTGGCTATCGTTCTTGAATAGCTCGCGGCGCTGGGTCATGGCTCGGCTCCGAGGGAAGAAACAGGGTCAGGGGACCGGGCACGCTGCCCGGGCCCCGACCCACGCGAGGGAGAGATCGTTACGCCGTGACGGTGTACGTGACCTTCAACTGGTCGCCGTTCTGGACCGCCACGTCGCCGGCCGTGAAGGCAGCCGCCGCCCACAGGCGACCGCCGCTGGCCGCGTTGTCGCCTTTCGTCTGGCAGCCAGCGGCCCCGCCCACGATGAACAGGCCCTTCACGGTGCCGCTGTTGGTGATGTCGAACACTGCCGTGGTCGCGTTCGTGACCTGGGCGACGTGCGTGTTGACGGTCGCCGCCCCGGCACCCCACGCCGGCCGCGTGGACGCGCTGTTGCTGTTGCCGTCGTCGGTGTAGTTGGTGAACTCGGTCCAGCCGTTCGTGCCGCCGATCTGGGCGTAGCAGTCGGCCTGGGCGTAGGCCGTGAACGAGGCGCTGGACACGAGGCCCATCCACCAGGAGGTGATCGCCGTGCCGCCGTGGAACATCACCTCCAAGAGCCGCTGCCGGCCCTCGTCGGTAATGTAGTTGGGCATGGCGTACTCGGCGATCTTCCGGCCGTCGCGCCAGTGCTCGACCACGAATCGGCCGTGCGGCGTGAGTTGATCGGACGCCGGCTTCGCGGGACGCACCACTTCGACGCCGGCTGCGTGGCCTACATTCAACTTGCTCGTCATGGAAGTTTGCCTTTCGGGGGTTAAAGAATCGAAGTGCCACGCCGCAACTCACGTCGCAGTTCGGTGGCGATGGACCTGGCCGTCTGGCGGCCCGTGTTGCCGCCTTCGACCGTCACGTTGATGTCACCGATGTTGGTGACGTGTCCCCCGTGACTGTGATACGAGGGCCGCACGCCCGCGTTCATCGCCGTCAACTGGGAGGCGAAGCGGCGAGTCGTCGCCGCACTCATTACCATTTCCCCCGGCGAGAGCATGGCCGGAATCACGTCCGTGCCCCGCGGGCGTCCGCCGCCCGCCAAGTAAGCCATGCCGCCGTGCGCGGCCGTCATTTCCCCGCCGATCTCCGGCATCGGGACTTCGGCCGCCGCGGACGCCAACTCCTGCATCGCCGTGGCCGCGGACTCGATGCTCCGCTCGAAGTCCATCATCGCGTCGTTCGACGTGCGGATGGATTGCGAAGTCTGGCGGAAGCGGTCCGTGATGTCCTCGACCTGGCGGCCGGTCTGCGGCTGCAACTGCAACTGGCGCAGCCTTTCCAGGCCGCGGGTCGCGTCCTCCTGCTGCTGTTGGAACGGTTGCGAACGCAGGTTCCTGATCCGCTCGGCATAGTCCCACGCCTGCTTTAGCTCCTTGACCCACTCCTCCGCGGTCTGCACCGGCAAGCTCTGCGACCAGGTGGCGTTGGCCTTGAGTTTCTCCAAGCGATCCAACAGGGCGTCCAACCCTTTCACGTCAATTGACATCGGGTGCGCCCGCATCCATTCGACCTGCCCGCTGATTTTGGCGAACTCCTCCTGGGCCGTCTGGATCGACCGCACGCTGGTCGGGGCAAGTTGATTCACGCCCTCGGCAAGCGTCTGCCACAAGCTGATCCCCTTCGATTGCATGGCCGCCATTTCGCCGCCGATGCGGGCCTGGATCACGCGAATCCGCTCCCAGGCGTCGCGCTGGTCGTACAGGGCCGACGTGGCGGTCACAATCGACGGAGCCAATTCCCGAATCGTCGTCTTGATGGCATCAAGCTGCTCTTGGTACGACTTGCCGGCCAAGATGCTCTTGTCCGTGACGAAGCCTTCCAGGCTGATCGAGCCCAGACCCGTGCTGATGCGCCGGTTGAGCTGGGAAAGCGTCTGGTCGGCGACGAACAGTTCCCGGACCTCGGCCTTGGTCGCGGCCCCTTCCATCGTCTCGCGCATCTTGCGCTTCATGGCGTCGAAGTTGAGCCAATCGGAAACCTCCCACTTCTTGCTGGCGAACATGAGGCCCTGGAACTCCTCCAGGTCCTTCTTCACCTGCGCGATCGCCTTCTCGCGGTCGGCCGTGGGCAGCAGTTCGCCCTTCTTGTCGAACAAGCCCATCTGCTTGGCCACTTCCTTGGCCAGTTCCCGCATCCGGGTGACGCGCCGCTCCTCGTCGGCCGCGGCGTCAGCCGCCACTTTGGCCTGCTTTTCCTTGACCCCGCGCAACTCTTCCTGGGCGTGTAGCTCGTCGTAAAGGACGCCCTCGATCGCCTTTTCCGCTTCCGCTTCGCGGTAGGCGCTCTGCGACCGCTGGGCCAGCGCCATCGACTCCTGCGCGAACCCTTGGGCCCGCTTGAAGAAGCTCTCGGCCACCTGGATGTCCTGCGGCGTCTTGGCCTTGGACATCAGTTCTTCGGCCTCCCGCGCCAAGCCGAGGGCCCGCTTCCCGTAGTCCTCCGACTGGGTGCCGGTATCCTTCCACATTCGCTCCCGCCAACGGAACTGGGTGTCGGCAAGCGTGCCGGCGATCTCCGCGCTCTTCTTTGCCGAGTCCGTGATCGCGCGGTCCGCCTCATTGGCCAGGTTCCGCAGCATGTGGACTTCCTTTTCCGCCTCCTCCACGATCTTGTTCATCGTGGCGTGCGTGTCGTCCGTCAGCCGCTTGTTGTCGTCTTTCGCGGCGTCCACCATCTGGTTGTAGGCTCTCTGCCGCTCGGCCAGGATCAACTCGGCCTGCCGGACCACCGCCTCATTGGCGCGGTTCTGCTCGTCCACGATCCGCTGGTTGGCCGATCGTGCGATGTCCAGCTTGTCGAACTGCTGCTTCTGGAACTCCTCCCCCATCCGCTTGAAGCTCTGCATGATGCGGGTGTTCGTGAAGTCGAACGCCGCATACGCGACGATGGCGACCAGCGCGGCATTGACGCCTGCGCGCAGGAGCATCATGTTCTCGGCCGCCAGCCGAGCGCTCGTCGCCACCGCTCCCATCGAAAGCGCGAACACGCCGAACCCCGCGGCGGCCACGCCCACGATGGGCACCAGGGCCTTGATGCCGGCCGCCAGGGTGTCCGCCCCGCCGGCCGAGCCGAGGAACCAGTTGGTGGTCTTGACAATCGAGTCGCCCAGGTCGGTCGTCAGGAAGACCTTGAGCTTGTTCAACTCGGAGATCGTCTTCTGCGCATCGCTGTCGATGAAGATGTGGTACCGCTCGCGGAACGAGTTGGCGGCCTCCTGAATCTTCCGCATACTGTCGGCGGTCCGCTTGCCGCCGTCGTCCGTCTCGCGCATGGCCCCGCTGATCGCCCGCACGTTGGGGATCAACTTGGCGAACGTCTGCATATTTCCGTCCGTGCTCTCGCGCAGCTTCATCAACGCGCCTTCCAGCCCCAGGGCGGCGATCATGTCCTGGCCGGACTCGAAGCCGAGAACGTGCAATTCCTTCCGCAAGTCCTGCGAAGGCTTGAGGAGGGCCATCATGGCGCTGCGCAGCGCGGTCGCCGCCTCGGCCGGCTTGACCCCGGAAATGGTCAGCGTGACCATCATCGCGCTTAGCTCTTCCAGGCTCACGCCAAGCTCGCTCGACACGGCCGTCACGCGGCCGAGTACGGAGGCCAATTCCTGGCCCCGCACGCGCCCGACCTGGATCGTGCCGAAGAAGTTGGCGGCTACCCGCTCGGCCTGGCTGGACTCCATGTGGTAGGCGTTCAGGGTGCCGGCGATCAGGTTCACGGCCTGGCCGGCGTCCATCACGGCGACCTTGGACAGCATGAATGCGGCGGTCATCACCTCGGTCTGCTGCGCCGTCGAGACGAACTGGTTGGAGAGGCTCTGGTACTGCGCCTCGGCGACCTGCGCCAGCGGGACGTTGAACTCGCGGGAAAGGTCGGCGAGATTCTTGGAGATCAGGCCCAGACTATTGGCCACGCCGGGAGAGATCGACTGAATCTCGGCCACGCGCGTCATAAA